GTTCAAGAAAATCAAGCACATAAAATGGTTACTTTTTATGCTCTTTTTCATAACGCTACCCTTTTATTTTTAGAAAGGCTACCCTTTTGTTTGCCTTTCGTTTGGGTTTTGAAAACAAAAAGGCTACCCTTTTTGTTGGGTTATGCTTGGTTTTTTGAAAAACGTAAGTGTAGGGATAAAAAATAGCGGCCTATCCATCGCGGACGGGTCGCTAAAACTATGAGTGAAAATTGCGAATTGTCGGGTCTAAAAGTAGATGTGATAGACGGTGAGGTATGGGGTCAATCGTCCTCATCATCATCTTCGTCAGCGTCCTCGCCACAGAGGGCGGAAAGTTTGTCCTCGATGGTACGCACATTTACTCTTGCGGACATATCCACATCAACGGCTTTAATCTTCGGTGTGTGGAACTCCAGCAAGCGCAGTTCGGCATTCACACGGTCGTCCGGGGCGAGTTCCGCCATGTCAAGTTCAAAGTCGGACATGATTGTGGCTTTTCCGTTGAACTTGACGTTCTTAGGCTCGAAGTAACTCAAAGAATGTGCGCGGATAAACCCTTTCAGAGGGTTCTCCTTGTTGGGCGTGCCTTTCTTGCGCCCTCCTGTTTTCATACCTTTCATGTTCTATTCTTCTTATCTTGTTGTGGCGTGGGCGTTGATGGAGCGTCCACGGCCTTGTGATACAAAAGTTAAAAGTCGTGGGCAAAGATACCTTATTAATTTAGCGCACGAATTATAACTTTTGAAATACAAACGATTATGGGACTGATAGGAGCAGCGGTAGGAGCCGCAGGAAGCATCTTCGGTGGCATCAGCGCGAGCAAGGCGATGAAGCGCATGAAGAAGAATGTCGAGGCACAGCGCAAGGCCAACCAAGACTGGTATGACCGCAGGTATAACGAGGACGCCACACAGAGGGCTGACGCGCAGAGGATACTCACCCAGACGGAGCAGAGCATCAAGAACCGCAACCAACAGGCGGCAGGTGCGCAAGCCGTGATGGGTGGCACGGACGAGAGTACGGCAGCGGCCAAAGCCGCCAACAACCAAGCCTTGGCCGACGCCACATCGCAGATTGCCGTCAATGCGGACGCACGCAAAGACCAGATAGAACAGACGTACAGAGCCAAGGACGATGAGTATGTGAACCAGCTCAACGCCATCGAGCAAGGCAAGGCACAAGCCATTGCAGGAGCCGCGCAGGGCGTGGCAAGCGCGGCATCGTCCATGCCGTTCTAAAACTTAAAGCACAACGAATATGAGCACAGGAAATCCACCTAAAGGCAGTGCCTACTGGCTTGCAGAGCAGGACGGAGCGGACAACACCACTCCACCTGCCAAAGGTACGCAAGCATGGACGGAGCAGCCTCCACAGCCCGAACCTGCCCCGAAAGGAACGGAGGCATGGACGGAGCAGCATAGCGGAGAGAACGCCCCTGCACCGACAGAGAGCAAGCCGACACCGCAGACAGATGTCGCCCCACCTGCCGACAAGGGCTTGGGCGTGTCGCCACAGAACAATGCCGATGCCGTCATGGGCTACGACCAACAGATAGCGGCATTGCAGGAGGCAGCCAACAAGACCAAGCCCGAAACCGAGGAGGAGCGCAAGAAACGCGAGCGCAGGGAGAAGTCGAAGAAGATAATCGCAGCCGTTGGTGACGGTCTGATGGCGTTGAGCAACCTCTACTTCACGACACGAGGTGCGCCCAATATGTACGACCACAAGACCATGAGCCAACAGACACCCTTGCAAGCGCAGCTCGACAAACTCAAAGCCGAGCGTGAGGCCAATGCCGACAAGTACTTGCAGTATTCCCTCAAAATAGGCGACCTACAGAACGACAGAGCCAAGACCTTGCGAGAAATGGAGGCCGAGCAGGAGCGTAGGAAACTGGCGAGGGAAAAGGCACAGCGTGAGCAGGAGGAACACGGCTGGCTTGCAGCCCTGCAACCCGACAAGCAGCGTGAGCAAGCAGGAAAGGCCTCGAAAGCCGAGCAGGAGGCCGTTACCGCAAAGGCGGAGGCAGACAATGCTCCCGACCTCTACAAGGCAAAGGTTGACACCGAAAAGGCACGAGGCGAGGCACAGCGAGCGTCAGCGACTGCAAGCAGGGCATCGGCCAGAGACCATGACGCATCGGCAAGGGCGCACGACCGCTCCAACAACAACGAGTTCAGCGCATGGGACGAGAACGGACGTGAACACAAGTTCAGAACGGCAGCAGCTGCGGAGGCATTTGCCAGACAGCACGGTACATTTGAGGAAACCGATGTCACCTCTACAAGCACTACGGACAGTGAAACCAATGGCAAGTCCACTACGACTTACAAGAAGAAAAGTGGTTATGCCAAGCGCGTAGTGCGTCAACCTGCGACAAAACCAGCACCGAGACCGCAGCAGGGGTCATCATCATATAAGAATACAAAAGCATTAGGATTATAAGGATATGCCATACGATAAAATAGACCAACTCTATGACGCACTGAAAAAAGACGGTGCAGTCAGCAAGAGCCGAGAGAATTTTCGCAGTAAGATGCTTGCTCCCGGAAAGGAGGGCTATCAGAACCGTTTGCAGCTTTACAAAGCTCTGAAAGCAGATGGGGCTATTGATAGTCCTACATATGAGGAGTTTGGCAAACGGTTGGGACTTCATGCAGTGAATAACACACCTGCACCAGCCCATCCACAGCCACAGAAGCCGACCGCAGCCCCGGCACAAGCTGCCACACCTGCGCCAAGCTCGGCTCCAGCAACGCCACAGCAGAAAGACAAGCCGCTCACCCCTGCACAGCGACAGGCGATGATAGACCAAGTGCAGCAGATGCAGCAACAGACGCAAGCCATGATAGCCGACAACAACGAGCGCATGAAGAACATGAAGCAGTATGGGTTCGGACTTGGCTTCGGTCAGACAAAGAAAGGTGGTGTGAAGTACAATCCACGTACAAAGAAGTTCGAGCAGACCTACATCACACCGACTGGCAACAGATACAGCAGCAAGGCGTTGGCTGATGCAGAAAGCTTCCGTTATCGCAAGGCTGCAAGTGAGCCTCTTGGCCTCAATATGAACGACCAGCAGGTGAACGACGCTCAGAAGCCAGCCAGTGCAGCCGTTGCAGCCTTGTGGAAAGAGGCAGAGGCGAAGTATGCGGCTGACCGCAACAAGAATGCGGAGGAAGTGTATAGCGGCAATCCGTGGCTTCATGGAGGGCGTGAGATGCACATTGTCGATGCAGCCACCAACTCACACAAGAATGAGGTGTCGCGCCTTACGCGCTTTGACCTGCAGAAGATGATGGACAATGCGTGGGGACGTGTAGGCAAGCAGATGACGGCATCATGCTATGCGCAGCTGAAAAAGCAATACCCCACCGCAACCGAGCGTCAGTTGCAGAACTCGGCATCGGCAATGGCTCGTCAGTTGTCTGACAATGCCGTGTACAAGTATGCCGTGGCAAAGAACACGCCCAAGAGCACCTTGGAGTTCTTCGCCAAGACCGCAGCCGACATGAACCTATTACGCACTATCAACAAGGGACTGGCACGGAGCGAGGCTGGAACGACAGGAGACATGGCGGCATACGAGCAAGCCATGAGCGACTATGGCAAGAACCACCGTTGGGCGCAGATTGGTGGTACTGTAACTGGAATGATGTTCGACCCTACCACTTATATTTCGGGCGGTATCGGCTCATTTGGCGGCAAGATGGCCTTGAATGTAGGCGGTCGCATTGTAGCAAAGAAAGCAGCCACAAATGTAGGCGCACGATTGTTCGGCAACACATTGGCAGGGCGTGTCGTGGCTGGCTCGGTTGGCGGAGGTTTGAACTTCGGCACATACGAGGGCATCAAGGAGGGCGAGAACCAGTGGCTGCATGGCGGACACACCAACCCACAGACAGGCGAGGATGAGGGATATTCGGCAGAGGACATCTTGAAATCGACAGGACGAGGCACTATCCTTGGATCTGTAACTGGCACTATCTCCCCATTGTTGGGCAATGTGGCCGACAAATGGGTCAAGGCTACCTCAAACACAGCTGGCAAGATGGGTATCCGTGCAGGAGAACTTGCCACGTCCACCGTTGCTGAGGGTACAATTTTCTCCATTCCAGAATGGATTAATGGTGATGGCGATGCAATGGACGTGTGGACAGACAACATGTCGATGATGCTCGGTTTCAAGGCACAGCACATGGTAAAGTCCGCTCCGAGGGTTATCGCAGGGTTGCGCCCTATCGAGAACCCCAAGACAATGCAGGAGCGCAACCACAACCGCATGACTTTCTTGGAGAGACTCCGCACGCAGCTGGACGCAAGTCCGCGCGACATGGCTTTCACCAAGGAAGAGCGCGAGGAGTTGCAGAAGTACGGTTATGGTGACCTTGCGGCACTCTTCACACGTACACCAAAACAGCAGCCCAAAGCTAAGGCAAAACAGCCGACAGCCACGGACGGAAAGGTAATGAACTTTGACATTCCCGAAGCCGAGGTAGAGGACTTGGGCAAGCAGTGGCTCAAGACACACCCCGAGTTTGACGGATACGAGGCCATGCAACGCCTCATTCAAGACCCAAGCGTGAGCCAGAGCGCGAGAGCCAAGGCGTACTATATCCTCACCGGGCATCAGTTGCCGATGGGAACGGTTACCGGGTACACCACCGAAAAGGACGAACACGGCAATATCTTCGTGAAGTCCGTTACAGCCAATGGCGAGGTCGTAACGAACAGACGCTTTGCAGACGAGGCATCAGCCAAGAGGGAGCAGGACAAAATCATGCGACAGGCCGAACTCAACAGCGTTGATGTAGGTGAGCGTTACACCGAGGCGAAAGCCGACAACAAGGTGTGGGACGCAGCCGTTGAAGCCGTTGCCCCTGGTGCAGACCCCGAAACCGTCAAGCGCAACTACCAAGCTGCAAAGGAGGGCAACAAGGACGCAATAGCCAACTATGGACAGATGGTAGATGCCATTGACAAGTTCATGGAGGAGAACAGAGGCATGGCAGACGCAGAACGTCCCGAGGCAATTCGTGCGGCCATAAAGGAAGAGACAGGCGTAGATGTGGACGCGGCCATCAAGAAAGAGCCGGGCAAGCGCACCGAACCAGAGCAAGCAGCCGTGGAGGACTATCTGAAACGGTTGTTCCCCGAACAGAACCAAGAGACAGAGCAGCCCATGTCCGATGACGAGGCAGGAGCTGCGGCCATCTATGACAAGTCGCGCCTGTTGTGGGACAAGGTGGAGCAAGGCGATGCGGACGCAAAAGCCGATGTGGATGCCATTGTTCTTCGTATGCAGGAGGCATTGCAGGAATGTGAGGACGCTTTCGGCACTGACGCGGAAATGCGCATGACCGAGATGCAGGATAATCCGTGGGCATTGGCCAACGACCCCGAACTGACGGAAGACCAACAGAACGCAGTGCTCTACTACATCAATGCCAAGGCAGCGATGGACGGAGTGCAGGACGCTTCCAACGATGCGATGGAGAACAAGCGCAGGGAGGTAGCCGCCAACGTGGAGCGACATACCCACAAGGACAACGGCATGGTGCAGCCAGCCACCATGAAGGTGGACGACAAGCCTGTATATATAGTAAAAGGTAATGTCGTGCCTCTTCCCGATGGTACAGGTATCGACACGCAGAACTCCGACCAGAGCATTGTGATTTGCGATGCCGAGACAGGCGAATACAAGTTCACCAGTCCCGACCAAATCTTCAATCTCGGTGATGCCATCGACCCACAAGCCGAACTTGACGAGGCTTATGCCAACATTCAAGCCGAGCATGAGGCCGTGCTTGGTGGTACTGGCAATGATGAAAGCGTACCAAATTCGGATGAAAGCGTACAGGAAACGCCAGAAAACGTACAGAATGAGGGCGAGAACGTGCAGCAGCCCATGACAGACGAGCAGTTGCAGCAGTACGCCCAAGGTGCTTTCAACGAGGCCACGCAAGGCGATGGTGGCGTTACACTTCCACAGGAGCAGGTTGAGCAGATGCAACAGCATAACCAACAGATGTTGGAGCAGGATCAACAGCGCAGGGAGGAAGAGGCCAACCGCCAGCCGACTGCACTGGAGCGTGTTCCTCTTAATGAGGAGACTGGCGAACCCATGTTTGAGAAAGCCGACAAGGAGACAGCCCTTGACGCACTCAACGAGGTTACGGGCGGCAACGATGCCAACACCACAGCCATTGTCAATGCGCAGGTGGAGCAAGCGCAAAAGACACTCGATGCGCTGAAAAAGAAACAGCCGACCAAGAAAGCACCGTCCCTCAAAGGCTCGCCTATGGCAATGGTCAAGGCACAGCAGGAGGCCGATGCCAACTACAATACCGCCATGGAGCAGTACAACGCACAAGTGGCGGAGGCGGAAGAGACACTGGGCGCATGGTCGAGGATTTACGCCCTTATGAACGAGCGCAAACGTGCTATCCGTGAACAGCAGGAGGCAGAGCGGAGGGAACGCGATGCACGACTGCATGACGAAGCCGTGGCGCAGGTTGAGGAGCAGAAACGCATTGCGGCACAGAAAGCTGCCGAGCAAGCCGAGGTGGGCACTCATGCCGTAAACCCGAAGATAAAGGCCAAGTGGGACGGAGCCGCCAAGGTGGAGGGCAATCCCAACGCACTCACCCTTGCGGACGGTTCTACCATTCGTGGGCATTACGTCCTCACCGAGGCAGGAGCCGCGTCAGCAAGCCACGATGTGAACAACGCCTTTGAGCCGACCGAGGGTTTCCCCATTGACGAGAACGGAGAGAGCGTGAACGACCGCGACTACAAGCGCGACACGGACGCACAGCGGATAGTGAGGGACATTGCCAACAGCTACGACAGCCGCGCCTTGCAGTCGCCTGTCATTGTCAGCAAGGACGGTGTGGTGCTTTCGGGCAACAACCGCACCATGTCTGGCGACATTGCAGCCCAGCAGGGAACAGACAAGGCGTATATCGACCACCTGCGCGAGTTCGGACAGATGTACGGTTTCACTCCCGAACAGATAGATGGCATGAAACATCCGCGTGTGGTGTTTGTCCCGGATGAGCAACTGCCCTACGATGCAACCACGTTCGCACGTTTCAACGCTGAACAGCAGAAGAAACAGAGCAAGCCAGAGCACGCGGTGAAACTCGGCAAGATTGTCCCCGACAATGTTTTCACGAGCATCACCAATGACATCAGCCGCTTTGACCGCCTCTCGGACTACTACGCAGACGACAAGGCAGTATCTTCGGCTATCAGTCAGTTGCTCGGTGCAGGAGTTATCAACGAAATGCAGCTGCCCGAAATGCGCACAGGCAATTCGTTGTCGGCAGCAGGAAAGGAACTTATCGAGAACACGCTTATAGGCAAGGTCTTTCAGACTTCGCCCGATGCCGTACGCCACATCATCAGCACACCCACATTGCGCCAGTCGGTCATTATGGGTTTGAACGATATAGCCCACAACCGCACACTCGCCAAGAGCGGCTACGACCTAAGCCAAGAGTTGGGCGCAGCCGTTGACCTTGTGGCAAGAGCCAAGAGCGCACACCCCGACATTTTCAAGGACGGAATGCCTGTGTCGCCATTCGGCAGGGAGCAAGGTCTGTTTGATGATGAATACGGAGACAGCCGAGTGACGGACGGAACGACATTGTTACTCGCAGACATTTTGAACAGCGGTAAGCCGAGCGACCTACGCAAAGTATTGTCAGCTTACAACGCCCAAGCCACTGCCCCAGCAGGTGGTCAGTTGGATATGTTCACAGGCGATGTAACCTCAAAAGAAGAAATACTCAACACCATTAACGAACATTTCAGAAATGCAACACCAAAAGAACAACAAGCCCTCGTCGATGCAGCCATTGCAGAACGCAAGCGCATCGCAGAAACCGAGGCAGGACAGCGTGGAGGAAACGAGGCAACTGAACAAACTGAGGATGCTGTACAACGCAGTGCAGAGCCTCAACAGCCAGCAGTAGCCGAGACCGAACCTGCCAAGCAGGAGGAGACTCCACAAACAGAAGAACCCAATGCCGACACCATTGCCGAGGAAGAGGAACAGGCATTGCGCAACCGCATCACCGAAACAGATGAAGAGTGGACAGAGCCAAGCGCAAATGGCGACATCTACAAGCAGAAACTCCTCATTGACGGTAAGGAAGTAATCAAGGTGGACGCTCCAGACGAGAGCAAGAACTATCCCGGCACTTACTACGAGGTGGACGGCAAGCAGTTTGGCGACCTGCAAGAAGTGGTCAGACACCTTGACGGAGCGGAACAGCCGTTGTCAGCCAAGATAAAGACCGCATCAGCCGATGTGAACACCGAACCCACAGAGGCACAGAAAGAGGCCGGCAACTACAAGAAAGGCCATGTGCAGGTCGGCACGTTCGACATCACCATTGAGCAGCCGCAAGGCAGTGTGCGCAAAGGCACGGACGCTAACGGCAAGCAGTGGGAAAGCAAGATGCACAACACCTACGGCTACTTCCGTGGTACGGAGGGCGTGGACGGAGACCACATAGACGTGTTCCTCTCCAACGACATTGACGGTTGGAACGGGCGCAAGGTGTATGTGGTGGATCAGTACAATCCCGATGGCACGTTTGACGAGCACAAGGTGATGCTTGGCTTTAACGACATGGACGAGGCGAAGAGCGACTATCTGGCCAACTATGAGAAAGGTTGGGAAGATGGGCGCAGGATTGTCGTGTCCACAACGAACCTCGAATATTTCGAGAAGTGGATAGACAGCAGCCACCGCAAGACCAAGCCGTTTGCGGAGTATGCCGGGGTGAAGAAAGAGACCGTGGCAAGTTCTCCTGCAAAGGAAGATACGGCAGCACCGACAACGGAAAATGCAGACAATGCAGCTTATACCATAACTCCTACCACCTATACTAATAAGAAAGGTAAGACGAGCGATGTATCCCTGCTTACGTTTGATGGCGCACTGACAGCCGACCAAGAGCGTGCCGTAAGTGAATTTGCCAAGGAGAGACTTGGCGAGGGACGCTTTTCTCCTGCACGCGGTTGGAAAGACCGCAAGAGCGGAGGCTGGATGTTCCGCAGTGAGGAGGACGCGAAGAAAGCAGCAGACATGGTGGGCAATGCCGATGCCGTGGCAGACGCACAGCCACTGACCGCACAAGAGTTGCGCGATGCCGTAGAGCCGAAGAAGCCTGCAACACGGAAGAAAACCATAGCTAAGAAACCTGCCAACAAGGTTGAGGTGGCCGATGTGGCAGAGCAAAAGCCGACAGAACCGACCAAGGAAGAACCCAAGCAGCCGACCAAGGAGACAGAAAAGCCGAAGTATGAGGTGAGTGACGAGGAAATGAACGGACTGATGAATGACATTCGTGATATTCTCGGCATTGGTGCTGACGAGGGCGATGCAGGGTTGAAGTTCCGTGATCCCGATGAACTGACCGCAGAGCAGCGTCAGAAACTCATGTCCGTTGGTCAGCGTCTGGCTATGGCAATGGTGGAGCGTGGCAACGAGTCATTCGGTGACTATGCCTCCATGATGGTAAAGGCACTTGGCGACAAGGTGCGTCCGTGGTTAAAGGCTTTCTATGGTGGATTGGAGTATGTTCCCGGTTACGATAAATATGCCCTTACCACATACGAGGAGGTGAAAGCCTTTGATGTGGAGAACTTCGACAAACCGCAACACGATGTGCTTGCCCAAGCCGACATGATTGTTGAGGAGGGCAAGGCACAGACCGCAGCCGACAAAGCAAATAACGAACTCAAAGCAATAAGAAATGAGCAACGAAAAGAAAATGACAAGCAAACAGAAGCAGATACAGCTGCTGTTGCAGAAAAAGCAGAGGCTACTGCAAGCGAAGCAGAAACTCTCGCAGAAACTTCAAGCGACAGACACGAACTCAGCGCAGCCGCAGAGAGAGTAGATGACAGTCTCGAAGAGGTGAACGAACAGCTTGCCCTGCTTGGCTACTATGAGGCCGACCATGTGGAGAAAGACTTCAACGAGGCATACGGTTATATGCGCAATGCCGAGAAGAAAGCAGTGAACGATGCCGCCAGACTTGCTGGGCAGTTGGTGGACGACCTCGGACTTGACCTGTACGAGGCTACCCATTCCGACAAGACCGACAAGAAAGGCAACCGCAAGGCAAAGCCGTTGGCAGTAGCGAACATTGCCCCGGCAGGAGGCGATGTAACCATACACTTGCCATTGGCCGAGGGCAGGGAGTTGTATGTGAATATCCAACTTGAACCAGCTTTCGATAAGGGCGATACAGACAGAAGAGGTGATAATCTTGAAGTGACAGGTATCATGTGCCGTGTGGAGAACCCGAACGCAAGCGGTAACGACCGCTACGGACAAAACATGTGGTTTGCAGAAGATGTTACCTATGACGACTTGCTGAAGAATGTGCAGCGTGCCACATACAAGTATATCCCCGAGCGCAGCAATACCAAAGAGGGAGAATACAAGGTAGGCGACAAAGTGCAGTATTCTCCCGATGGCAATACATGGCATGATGCGGTAGTGGCACAGCCTAACGAGTTGGATGGCATACGCATAGACACAGGCCAAGCACCTGTCATGTGGGTAAATGCCCACCCCGACCAGTTGCGGCACAAGGCACAAACCGAGCCACAGAATGAGGACATTTTCCAAAAGGCGGAACGCATTGCCAAGGAAGCACGCGAGAAGAAAGCGGCCAAGGCTGCATCAGAGCCTACCACTACTCCAGCATCGACAGAGCAGCCGAAACCAGCGATGAAGAAAAAGGCATCGAAGAAGAAAGTTAAACCAGAGCAGCAGGTAGGCAATTTGTTTGCCGGGCTGTTCGATGAACCGAAAGAAGAAAATGGATTACAACGAAATGATGATGCGGTACGCACCGAAGCAGTGCCGACCGACAATCGTGGACAACAGCAAGGACTTCAAGGAGGTGAAAGAACACCTCGCAAAGCAGCTGCACAAGAAAGTGGAAGACCTGACAGAGGACGAGGAGGACAAGGCACTGGCACAAATCGGGCTGAGTCCGCTGGACTTCATGGACTGACAGAGCCGAAGAACACGCGCAACAACCATTCGGAGCGAGGCGCAGACCATGCCCCGACCTCGGTAAACGGCAGAATAGAGGCCAACATCAAAGCCATTGAGTTGGCGCATGAGTTACTCGAGAGCGGTGAGACTGCCACTCCCGAGCAGATGAGTGTGCTCAGACAATTCAGCGGTTGGGGCGGACTCGGAGCCGCTTTCAGTGATGGAGGCTACGACTGGAAACTGCGTGAGCGCAACAAGAAGATACGCGAGTTGCTGGGCGAGGAAGCCTACGAGCAAGCCGTGATGAGTGCCAACAGTGCCTACTACACCCCTGCCTACGTTGTTGATACCCTTTGGGACATAGCAGGACAACTCGGTTTCAAGGGCGGCAACATCTTGGAGGGGTCGGCAGGTATCGGCAATATCCTCGGTCAGATGCCGACCATGGTGAGCGAGCGCAGCGACATTCACGCCATTGAGATAGACGGCACATCGGGCGGCATACTCTCGTTGCTCTACCCCGATGCCAAGGTGGACATACAAGGCTTTGAGCAGACACGCATACCCAACGGCAGCGTGGACTTGGCCATCACCAATGTGCCGTTCGTTACCGGGTTGCGTGTGAACGACACCACAGGCGACAGCGACCTGTCGAAGAAGTTTCACAATATTCATGACTTCTGCATTGCCAAGAACGTGCGCAAACTGCGTGAGGGCGGTCTGGGTATCTTCATATCGTCAAACGGCACACTCGACAACAGCAAGGCACTGCGCGACTGGGTGGTGAACGAGGGCGGTTCGGACTTCATCGGAGCATTCCGCATGAACAACAAGACCTTTGGAGGCACGACCGTAACATCAGACATCATCGTAATCCGCAAGCGTGTGAACGGTCAGAAGTCGGCACAAGCCATTGACGTGAGCAACATCAGCGGTGAGCGCACGGCAGAGTACCAAGAGCCGGGCGCACGCAAGGCCAAGCAAGTCTCCATGGACTACAACAAGTACTTCATGGAACACCCCGACCACATGGCAGGTGAAATGCGCTTTGCCTTTGAGGAGGGCGACACGTTCAGACCTACAAGCAAGGGATTGTACCCCGTAAGCGGTAAAGACCAAGGCAAGATGTTGGCTGACTTCGTGAAGTCTTTCACCGAAGAGACAGGCGGCAGCGTGGCAAGCACCGAGAGCGCAAAGCCCTCTTATGTGAGCGACACGTCAGCAGACGGCAAGAAACTTGGCGAGATGTACATGAAAGACGGTAAACTCGTCACCGCAGGTCTGGGCGGTTACTATCCTCTTGAAGTGAACGACAAGAAGATAAAAGGACACACCAAGCAGGAGTGTTTCAATGCCTATGCAGCCATCAAGACCGCATTGGCAGACGTGATGAAGTATCAGACAGAGAACGAGGACAATGCTGGGCTGAAACCTTTGATTGCGAAACTCAACAAGGCATACGATGACTTTGTGAGTACCTACGGCCATTTCAACAAGAACAACCAGTTGGCATGGTTGCGCAATGATGTGGACTATCCAAATGTGTTCTCGTTGGAGACCTATAAGGAGCAAGGAGACGGCAAGGGCGGTGTTGTCAAGACCTACGGCAAGGCGGACGTGATGAAAGACCGTGTTGTTGAAAAGGAAAGCGAGCCACATCCCGAAAACGTAAAGGACGGTGTTGTGGTGAGCATGTTCAAGAACGGACGCATAGATGTTCCCTACATTGCAGAGCAGCTTGGCAAGAGCGAGGAGGCGGTAAAGCGTGAAATCATTGACAGCGGACTTGGCTTTGAAGACCCTGCCACCCGGCAGATGGAAGTGTCGTACCAGTATCTTAGCGGCAATGTGCGCGAGAAACTGCGCCAAGCGGAAGCCAACAACGAGAATGGCGAGTACACGGGGAACATCAAGGCATTGCAAGATGTAGTGCCTATGGATATTCCTGCCCACTTGATAGACTTCACGCTCGGCTCGTCATGGCTTGACCCTAAACTCTATGACGAGTATGTGAAAGACCACACCGACATAGACGTGCATTTCACGTCAGCAGGTGGCACATGGTTCATGAAAGCCCCCACCTATGGAACGAACGTGGAGAAGAACCGTGCTATGGGCATTGTGAGCGAGATGTTGAAGAAAACCATCATGGGCCACGAACTCATTGCAGCCGCAATCCAAAACAAGAGCGTTGTCGTATCACGCACAGAGAAACACTATGACGGTACAACGGAGACCATTACCGACCGTGAGGCAACGGCAGCGTGTGCCGCCAAGATAGACGAGATACGGCAGGACTTCAAGGACTGGGCGCGTCAGAAAATGCAGAGTGATGCCGACCTTTCGGCACGCATGGAGCAAGAGTATAACGACCGCTTCAACAACTATGTGCCTATGAGCATTCCCGATGACTTCGTACCCGAATACTTCGGAGGAGCGACCCACAAGTTCAAGATGCGCCCCCACCAAGGCAAGGCCATCGTGCGCGGAACTATGCAGCCGTTGCTGCTCGCCCACGAGGTAGGCACAGGCAAGACATTCACCCTTATCTCCACCGCTATGGAGATGCGCAGACTCGGTACGGCACGCAAGCCAATGATTGTTGTGCAGAACGCGACCGTAGGCCAGTTTGCAGCCTCAGCCAAGGAACTCTACCCCAATGCCAAGATACTCACGCTTGAGGACAACGACCGCAACGCAGAGGGCAGAAAGAACTTCTATGCCAAAATCAAGTACAACGATTGGGACATGATTGTTGTGCCTCAGAGCACCTTTGAGTTTATTCCCGACAGCGATGAGCGTCAGATGCAATTCGTGCAAGACAAGATAGACGAGAAGATGCTTGTACTTGAACAGATGCGCGAGGCAGACACCAGTGGCAGAGACCCACTTACCAGACGTGCCGAAAAAGAATTGGCCGACCTGCAAGCGGAAATGGCTGCATTGTCTGACGGTATATCCAAGAAACGCACCGCCAACAACGAGAAGAAGAAAGCTGTTGCCAAGCAGAACGCGGCAGTCAAGGCACAGGAAATGCTCGACCGCCGCACGGACGATGTGGAAGACTTCGATGACATGGGCATAGATGCACTGCTCATAGACGAGGCGCATGAATACAAACACCTCGGATTTGCCACTGCCATGCAACGCGGTGTGAAAGGTGTTGACCCCTCATATAGCAAGAAGTCGCAGGGCGTTTACTTGAAAACGCAAGCCGTGTTGGAGAAGAACAACGGACGCAATGTAATCTTCGCCACTGGTACGCCTATCAGCAACACAGCCGCAGAGATTTGGACTTTCATGCGCTACCTCATGCCCAAGGACACGATGAAGGAATACGGCATTTACTACTTTGACGACTTCGTGCGCAACTTCGGCAACATACAGCAGATGCCAGAGTTCAACACCAGCGGCAAGTTCAAGGAAGTAAACCGCTTTGCAGGATATGTGAACCTGCCCGAACTTGTGCGTATATGGTCGGGCGTGGCCGACACCGTACTCACCAAAGACCAAACCGAGTTGGTGAAGAAGATACCCGAAATTGAGGGCGGAAAGGCACAGGATATCTACCTGCCACAGACACGCGCATTGCGCAGCGTGATGAAGTATGTGCGCTCGGAACTTGACCGCTTTGACCAAATGAGCGGCAAGGAGAAAAAGGAGAATAGCAGCATACCTCTCACCATGTACGGCATTGCCCAAGGAGCCGCAGTAGATGCCCGACTTGTGGAGATGGATGCAGAGGATGATCCAAGGAGCAAGACCAACGAGGCCGTGCGCCAAACCCTGCGCTCGTTGAAAGAGACGGACGACTACAAGGGAACGGTGGCCATCTTTGCCGACCACTACCAAAACAAGCGCAGCGGTTTCAACCTGTATGAGGACATCAAGCAGAAACTCATAGCGCAAGGTGTTCCCGAAAGCGAGGTTGTCGTGATGAAACCCGGTATGACCATCAAGAAGAAGTTGGAAATCTTCGACAAGGTGAACCGTGGCGAAGTACGTGTTGTACTCGGCAGTACAGCTACCCTTGGCACAGGCGTGAACATACAGGAGCGTCTGCACACCCTTATCCACCTCGATGCGCCCAACCGACCGATGGACTACACACAGCGCAATGGCCGTATCTTGCGACAGGGCAACCTGCACAAGCAATGGGGCAAGCCTGTGCGTGTTCTTCGTTTCGGTGTGGAGGACAGTCTTGACGTGACAGCCTATCAGCGACTGAAAACCAAGGGAGCGATTGCCGACAGCGTGATGGAGGGCGACCGACTGATGCAGGACAGCATGAACAACCGTGTGCTTGAGGAGGAAGAAGACGTGTTCGGTGACACCGTGGCGCAACTTTCGGGCAGCGAATATGCCCTGCTGAAGAACAATGCGGAGAAGAACGTGCGCAAGTACGAGAGCCGCAAGAAGCAGTGGGAGGCTGACCAAACCTATATCCACAACGCCAAGCCGAAGTTGGAGGGACAGATAAAGGCGGCAGAAAAGCGAGCGGAGGAAGCCAATGCCCACCTGCTTGCCGTGCAGAAAGCATTCCCCGGTGGCAAGTTCACGGAGATAACTGTTGGCAAGCAGAAGTTCAGCACGGTTGATGACATGGCAGACTTCATCAAGGAGCATAACAAGAAAATCCTCGATGCAGTGAAAGCCATGAAAGAAACTCCAAGCAATTCGTCACAGACCAACACCCTCACGTTGTCGTTGGGCGGTTACGACTTTGTTGTCAAGACCGAGATGTCACGTGAGACGGTGAATAGTGGCGGTTCGCTCTTTGCAGAGATACACCGCAGAATGTCCTACTCATGTCCCGAACTCGGACTTAAAGATGTGCCAGTCAAGCAGTCGCTGTTGCGCAATGCCGTTGAGGACATCACCGAGAACGTGATTACAGGCAAGGACTTTGCCGAGCGTTTCGACAATGCCACACGAGCAGTCGCACATGGCAAGTCGGAGTTGGCGCAGTTGAAACAGCGCGAGGGCAAGCCGTTTGAGTTCGGTAAGGAACTTGAAGAAGCCAAGCGTCAGTTTGAGGAATATTCCGAGGCCATGAAAGTGGAAATGGCAGAAAAGGAGAAGAAATATGCCGAAATGGACGCAAGCGTGGAGGCTGCAACCGATGTTGTCGCAGACGATGAGGACGAGACACCCGAAGACAAGACCAAATTCCGCTTGCTTGAGGACGATGACCCCAAGGCAATGGAGCTGGAGGCATTGCCCGACAGCGAACTTGTGCCAGTGTATCGCAACGTGCAAGCCTTTGAGGACGATGCACTCGGCTCGCCTATGGCGTTCACCGATGCGGAGACAGGCGAGCGCAGAACCTTGCAGGGCGGCAAGTGGAACTACTCCAACCCACCGCAGATACAACTCACTGACGAGCAGCAACGGCTGTTGGACGAACTCAACAAGAACGGCTATATCACGGTGAACGGCAAGAAAACCACGGAGTTGCAGATAAATGACGGCTTGAAGTTTGTGAAACCCAAGACCAAGGACGCGCAGTTGCAATACTTCTTGAAGAAGAACCCCGAGGACAAAGGCTTGTGGGCGGCATACGACCCCTACGACCATGCCATTGAGACACCGCTGAACACCCAGTTTGGCGAGGCGTACAAGCGTCCGAACCTTGTTGTGGTGCGTAGCCTCATTCCGAAGTCGGAGATTGACGAGCCATTCCATGCCGACTATGCCCTGTTGCCCACTGGTGCGCATCAGTGGAACAACGGACGTACCCTTTACCTCTCACGTTGGAGCAAGATAGACAAGGTGCTCACACGCGAGGAAGAGGCGAAGATGATAGACGAGTATTGGAAGAAGAACCCCAGCAAGCGTGAGGCGTTGAAGACCCACCGAGACTACAACCGCTTTGTGCCACAAGTGCGCAGGGAGTTGGAGAAGATGGGCTACCGCTTTGAGTTGGACGGCAAGGAACTGACACCCGAAGAAAGCCGCGCACTCGATGAGCAGAATTTGGAGAACCGCGATGTCATTCCCGGCAGGGAGGGACACATACCATTCGTAAGCAACGAGGACATTGCACGCATCAATGCGAAGATGGCTGGCAAGTGGGTTGGTGAACCCAAGGAGGCTATGGAGAATGCAATGACCGCGCGAGTGAACGAGTTGGCAGAAAGCCTCAACACGCCTGTGCGCATTATCCGCACGGACGAGGAAGTGGCTGCATTGCCAAGCGCACGACAGCGCAGAATGAAAGGCAGCTTTAACCCCATGACTGGTGAGGTGACCATTGTTGTGCCTAACAACGCGAACATGGCAGATGTGGAGAACACGTTTATCCATGAGGTTGTGGGGCATGACGGACTGCGTGTGCTGTTCCCCGAAGAGGAGAAACTGAACAATGCCCTTGATGAACTCTACCGCGTGTCGAACACTGGCATTCAGCAGACCATTGACCGCATGGCACAGAGAATGTATGATGCCGAGGTTGACAGACTGCGCGAGAAAAAGCGCAAGGAACATGAGGCAAAGGGCGAGGATAGCAACGCCTCTTACTATGCGGACATGGCAGAGGCTCATGCCGAGGCAAGCAAGAAGCGTGAGCAGTTCAAGCGTGATGCCACCGAGGAGTACGGAGCAGACCTTGCAGGACGCATCGGTGAGAAAGGCTTTGAGAAGATGAGTGCCGAGGAACTTACGTTCTGGGGCAAGTTGAAAGCCATGCTTCAGAAAGCACTCCAAAAGTTGTTGGCAGGATTGAAAATCCCCGGCAAGAAGAAATGGAGTGATAAGGAATGGGCATTTGTGCTGCATGAAGCCTACAAGCGCAAGAAGAATGGCGGCAATCCTACCGTGTTCGATGCAGCCGACACCGAGGTTATGCGAAGAAAAACAGGGTTTGGAGAAACAAAGTTCAGTGATGGCAAGCGTGAGCAACAGACCGCTAACGAGCGTTTCAATTCCGAACTCACTCGCTATCAGAATGGCGAAATGGATAAGAACGAAATGCTGCATCTTGGCAGACCGCAAGGTGTAATGCGTGCATTCTTGCCTAACTTGCCTATTGTTATGCGTCAGCGCATTCTCACCAAAGGCAGTGTTAGAAAGCATAATGTGGCAATAGAGGCACTTGCAGATATGCCCAATCACTTGTCGCACCCAATCTTCGTATTTAAGCGTAGTGACAATGCGTTGGGAGTACTGACTGAAATGCAAGACCGTGACGGAAAGAATGTATGTGTTGCTATTGAGTTGAACCGACAAATACAGAATGGCGGTGAAATACTCGAAGTGAATGATATACGCTCGGTTCATGGTCGCAATGTAGCGGACATCGTATATCCTATTGTTCAGAACGGAACACTGAAATGGGCAGACAAAGAAAAAGGTCTCGCTTATCTCTCCTCAGCGTCCCGGTATGTTCAGCAGGAAATAGATAAGCAAGACCTTAATACTGCGACAAAGGTAGTCAAAGATTTTGTAAACCCCAAAGTTTCTGACGAAAATGTTGCAGATGAGGGTATTATGTTCCGCGATGGTGACATGGGACTTGATGAGACCATTACGCAGATGAAGATAGCAGCGAGCCAAGCCAATGCCGACAACTGGCAAGCCAAGCAAGAGGCTATGAAAGCCATTGGCGGCAACTTGAACAAACTTCGTCAGGCGATGGCACGGCAGAGAGAGTACGACCTTTCAACCGTCAAGAGCATCACTGACCTCGCCAAGGTATTGCTTGACAACGGACTGCTTGATGATTTGAGCAAGTACGAGACCAAGCGAATACTCTCGGCAGTGAACAACGCCCACGGCAAGCAGGACACCAGCAACCAAGTGGCCAAGGTTATGGACATCATGGTGGATAACCAGTTGCGCATGGGCGCGAATATGCTCGGCAGACTGCTCTCCACTCGTGGCAGTCGCGTAGATGCAAGAGGCATTGAGGTGCAAGGACAGCTTGACCCAGACGGACAGACCATTGCGCAAGTGGTAAGGAAAGCCAGTTCCCTACCAAAGGCAGACATTGAGGAGCGTATTGCAGAAGCATTGAACTGCATGGGCAGTGATGACCAAGCCGTGGCTGATGAAGCAGCGTTGGAGTATAACGGTCTGTTGCTTGCTCACCAGTTTGCAGAGGATATCACCGACAGCAAGTCTGAAGAAAAGGCTTTGCGCGACAGCATCAAGCAAGCCAAGGAAGATTTGGACGCTGGCATGATGGAGAAAGATGCCTACCACGAATATGTGGCAGCAACCAATGATGCTATCCGTCAGAACAAAATCGAACGAGCCGAAGCCTATCGCTCCATCGTGGAGCAAGTAGGTGGAGTGCTGGGCAGCAGCGTAGAGCGAGCCAAGCAGTGGCGTGAGGCAGAGAAACAGCGTGTGGAGGCTATTCACCACAATGCCAACTCCGACATGGTAGGCCGTCCGACAGACGAACACCACAAGGAGAGTAAGGTGCAGAAGATAGCCAACAACAGCATTGTACGCTTTTTCCTTGCACCATTAGGCACGTTTGACCAAATGCTCCGAATGTTCGGCAAGAAAAGCGTGAACGGTGAGGGCTACTTGTGGAACCGCTATATGCGCGGTTGGGTAGATGCCACCGAAAGGGAGTACACCGGGTATCAGAACGCCTTGAAAACCCTTGACGAGAAAGTGAGTGAGGTATTCGGTAAGAAGATGCAATGGGGCGACCTCTTCGCAATGGAGCGCAAGATGCCCAAGGCAACTGTCACATTCTGGGACGGAGGCGAGAAGAAAGCCCATGAACTGACCCAAGGCAACCTGCTCTACATCTACATGGTTGACAAGATGGCAGACGGACGCATGAAACTACGCAGAATGGGTATCACCGAAGATGATGTCGAGAATATCAAAGAATTCGTTGATCCACATTTCCTTGAACTTGCCGATTGGATGCAGGAGGAGTTCCTCGTGGAAAAGCGCAACGAGTACAATGAGGTGCATAAGCGCATGTTCGGTGCATCAATGGCCGCGATTGAAAACTACTTCCCATTGAAGATACTTGCCAATGCGAGAATAGAAGATGTGGACGTGGCAGACGATACGACCGACACCGCCCTGCCAGCCACCTCAACAGGCAGCATCATCAAGCGCAGACGCAACAATCTCGCCCTTGACGTGATGGGCGCAGACGCATTCAGCGTGATACTTGACCATGTGCAGCAGATGGAGCGTTGGGCAGCGTTTGCAGAGTTCAACCGCGACTTGAACACCCTGCTTTCGTACAAGCACTTCCGCAACCAAGTGATGAACATGTCGAGCGTGTACGGAGGCGGCAAGACCCTGTGGACGAACTTCCGCAACGTGTGCAGCATGGCCGCAGGAGCATACCGACCACCCATCGCCCAGCTTGATAAGGCGGCAGTGAACATCGCCAAGGGTGTGACCGCAGCCAAGGTAAGTTTCAGAGTGTTCACCGCATTGAAGCAGTTCCTCTCCATGCCAGCCTACCTTTCGGACAGCAATCCGATATACCTTGCCGCCAACATCGCCAACCCGATAGGCGCATGGAAATGGTCGATGCAGAACCTGCCACTCTTTGAAAAGCGTTGGAAGAGCCGCATGGCTGGAGACCCACGACTGATGAAGAGCGAAATGGACTGGAAGATGTGGCAGAACCGCGCTGTTGAAATAGCCTCGCGTATCGGTATGTCTCCTAATGCCTTTGTCGATGCACTGACTGTTGCCATTGGTGCACACTCTATGTATCAGACCAAGAAGAAGAAATATCTTCGTTACGGCTATGATGAAGAGACCGCAGAGAAACGAGCCAAGCAAGACGCGACAATATTGTTCAACCAGACGCAGCAGTCGAGTGAGAGCGCATTTCTCTCCACCATGCAGACCGACCGCTCATGGTTGAGCGTGCTGTTCACCATCTTCCGCAACTCGTCCATGTCGTACACACGCCAGTTGTATGATGCAATCCGCAACATCAAGCACCGCTTTGAACCCAGTTACGAGGCGATGAGCAAGGAATACATGGCCAAGCAGATGCGCAGGGACGGCATAGACCCCGACAAGGCAGACAGCAACGCCAAGAGCGAGTATCGCAGAAGCCTGTTGCGTGATATTGCCCGAATAGGCGTGTTCGGCTACATTCTGCAATTCGCTTGGAACTTGGGCGCATATCTGCCATACCTCATAGCAGGTGATGACAAGGACGAGAAGAGCAAGATGTGGGACGATGTAATCAACCACACCATGTTCGGCAGCATTGATGGATTGACAGGCGGAGATGTGATGAGTTCGGCAGGACAGATGGCACTCAACGGAGACGCCAACTGGAGTTACCTCGTAAAGGACATGCCGTTGGCAAGCGACCTTGCGACCATACTCCAGAAGATGCCGAAAGACAAGGTAGCCGCCATGAACGATGTGGTGAACCTGCTTGTGCAGTCTGGCGTTGGAGTCAATCCGCAATCGCTGACCGATGCAGTGGTGGCCATCATGGACTACTGCGGAGACGATGCCGAGACCTCACGCGAGTGCGCCCTGCTCATTGCACGCATTCTCAACTGCCCACAGAGCCAGACCGACAAAATCTATTTTGACGAGTTGGGCGCAACGGCAGCAGAGGCAAGCAAGATGACACCAGCAGAGATAGCCGAGCGATATGCCGAGTACAAGATACACAGAGGCGCACCGCTCACAGGCTGGGCATATTCCGAGGAGGCACGGGACAGCGTGAAAACCGCACAGCAGAACCGCGTGCTGACCAAAGCCAAGGAGAAGATGAGCAACCGAATGGAGACCGAGGCCACCAAGCAGTTGCTCTCCACCTATGACGAGGTGAGCAAGCAGCAGACAGAGTTGTCGAAATTGAAACAGACCGACATAGCCGCCTACCGCGAGGGCATGAAACAGCTCCGTCAGAAGTACAATATGCGAGAGCACGGACGCATGAAACGGTACAAGCACGACATGAAACTGCTCACCGAGAAGTATCTGCGCAGCAAGAGCGCAGAGGAGCGCGACAGCCTTGTGAGGGTAATGACCACCACACGCGACAAGCTACTCGATGACATTGGCAGAATGAACCAACAATAGTTAAACAATGAGGGACGGTGCAAGGGATTACCTTTGCATCGTCCCAAATTACACAATGAATATGGCAACAAAGAAACTACATAGAATGAGCCGTGTGATGCCGCAAAAGGAGTTGGACAGCGTGAGCCATGCACGGCGCACGATGGGCAACAACCGCGCCTTTGAGGTGTTGTGGCAAGCACAGCAGTATTGGCTTGCGATGGAGACATTCCGCAGAGACCGTGAGAGAAACAAGAACTACACTTACGGCAGGCAGTGGGATGACTATGTATGCGTGAACGGCAAGATGATGAAGGAAGAGGAACTCATCAAGAAACAAGGCAACGTGCCGCTGAAGAACAACCTCATCAGACGCATGGTGCAAGCCGTGCTTGGCGTGTACCGCAGCCAAGCCAAAGAGCCGACCTGCACGGCAAGAGACCGAGATGAGCAGCGGTATGGCGAAACCATGAGTACCGTGCTGCAATGCAATATGCAGCTGAACCGCATGACCGAGATAAATGCAAGGTGCATGGAAGAGTTCCTCATATCGGGATTTGTGGTGCAGCGGAAGTGGTACGGCTGGCGAGAAAACAAGTTGGACTGCTGGACGGACTATGTGCAGCCCAACAATTTCTTCATCGACAACAACATGAGGGACTTTAGAGGTTGGGATTGCAGTTGCTTGGGCGAGATACACGACATCAGCTTTGAGGACTTGTGCGGACGCTTTGCCCACAGCAAGGCCGACTACGACCGACTTGCCGAGATATACAAGTATGCCAAGGACAAATCGTATCTCAGTGCCATGTATGACAACTTCGGCTATCCCCTGCAAGGATACTACGACTTCCTCGTACCCTACGACCAGAGCCGATGCAGGGTAATTGAGGTATGGCGCAAGGAAAGCAAGGAGAGAGTGCGCTGCCATGACGTGAACAACGGAGACGTGTTCAAGGTGGACATGGAGGACTTCAAGGCACTTGTGCTTGACGAGAACGAGAAGCGGCTGCAACAGGCGCGAGAGTTGGGCATGAGCGAGGACGATGTGCCGCTTATTCGCTATGAGTGGTTCATGGACTCATACTGGTACTACTACATGCTCACCCCATTCGGAGATATACTTGAAGAGGGCGAGACACCCTACGAGCACAAGAGCCACCCCTATGTGTTCAAGGCATACCCATTCATAGACGGAGAGATACACTCGTTTGTTAGTAACGTGATAGACCAGCAGCGGTACACCAACCGCTTGATAACGATGTACGACTGGATAATGCGAGCGTCAGCCAAGGGCGTGTTGCTGTTCCCGGAAGAATGTCTGCCCAAGGGCATGTCGATGGAAGATGTGGCGGACGAGTGGGCAAGGTTCAACGGCATCATCATGATAAAGCAACCCAAGACAGGACAGGCACTGCCGCAGCAGATAGCCAACAACTGCACGCAGATAGGCATCTCGGAGTTGCTGAACATGCAACTGAAGTTTTTCGAGGACATATCTGGCGTGAACGGAGCGTTGCAGGGCAAGCCCGGCTATTCGGGTATGTCGGCCAGCCTGTACAACCAACAGGCGCAGAACGCCACCACCTCGCTGCTTGACTTGCTCGACACGTTCTCGGCATTCATCAGAGACGGAGCATACAAGGACGTGAAGAACATACAGCAGTTCTACGACACGCCGCGCGTGTTCAACATTGCAGGAAAGAACTCCACCATCGTGGAGTACGATCCACGGAAAATACGCGATGTGGAGTTTGACCTAAGCATTGTGGAAAGCACCGCCACGCCAGCCTACCGCGCCTTGACCAACGACATGCTCATGCAGTTGTGGCAAGCCAAGGCAATCAGTGTGGAGCAGTTGCTTGAACACGGAGATTTCCCATTTGCAGACGAGTTGCTGCAGAGCATCAAGTCGCAGAGGGAGCAGTTGGAGCAAGGGCAAGTGCCGGACGGAATGTCGCCAGAACTTGCGCAACAGGTTCAGCAGGGAGCGAACATGCAAGCCGTGAACCAGGCACAGCAGATGATGCAACCACAATAAAGAATAAGCCTCACAAGTCGGATAAGGCATATAAGCCGAAGGGACTTGTGAGGCTTTACTGATTTTATATGGAAGCCTCGGAGACGGGGCTTCTGTCTTTTCGGAGTGTGCGGTTTGTGATAGGCACAAATTCGGGCATCTCCATTTCACGGTAGCAGATGTGCAGACCGATGGCACGCGTCATGAGCAAGTCGTCATGCTTGCCGACAATAGCACCATACGCGCCATTCGGTTTGCGCTCATAAGTATCGTACTCGTCAAGACACCGCTTGTCGCGCTCGATATACAGACGCTCGCGAATGACCTTGACCAAGGTGGAGATAATCATCGGCTTGGTGGCCACATTCGTATGGAAACCATACTTGCGAGGCGCACCCTCGCGTATCTCGTCCTCGGACTGCTTGCGAGCGTAGAGATTGGGATAGATGTCCGAAATCTGATTGAGGATATACTGCGACTGGTCGCCACCCTCCACCTGTCGCTCCTTGTCGTGCGTTTCCAAGGTGTTGGACTCGATGACCAACAGCGAGTCGTTGTAGAAAGCCGCAATCTGTGCGGCACGCCATGCGAGGCGGTCGATGTCGCAATGGCCATACCACTGCGCCACCACAGACGGAGGCTCGCTACCGTCAATCATGCTCAGACGGTCGAACACCACGATAACGGACCAGTCCGCCTTGTTGGAGCGTCCGCCCACATCGACTACGGTAAGGTAGCGGTCGGTAACCTCGTAATCGTCAAACTTCTCTGGCATAGCCCAAATGGTGAGTAAGCCCTGCCTGTCCTCACGGAAACGGAGATTAGAAAGAGCCTCCTCGCCCTCATCGGCATCGGCATACACCTCGCCAACAAACTTAGGCTCGCGGCAGAACGGCTCAAACTGCTTGACAAGATACTTGTCGAACACCATCGTACCCGAATGAACAAACGCCTCCACATCGTCAGAGGGAAACTCCGCAGCCATCACCGCAAAGTCATTCTTACCAGCACGCTCGTATATGTACCAATGAATAGCCTCCAACGATGCACCCCTTTCCCACAATGACCACAGATAGCGTCCGCTCTCCTCACGGTTGGAGGGAGTGTAGGCATTGTTGCGGTTCTCCCAAAGCTGCTTGGCAAAGTCGCGTAGTTCCTCGGCAGAATTGAACGGCAACGAGTAATGCTCAATCTGAAACCAAGCGATGAACAAAGCCTCGTACTGCGATTTTACTTTTGGGTCGGCAGCGGCAGAATACTCACGGTGGAAGAAATTGCCAGTACCATTGGCCGTGGACTCCATGACAATCATTGTGTAAGGCTTGGCGAGAATACCAGAGCAAGCGGAGCGCACAATATCTTCGGGCGACTTGCCCTCCGTCTTTTGCCACAGACCCACCTCGGAAAGATGCACCAAGGAGTAAGCACCGCCACGGCAACCGTTAGGACGCTCGGCTGTACCCACCTTAATCTTGCACTCGCGCTGCGGCACACGGTGCGTAGAACCCGACTTGCCGACACCGACCAACTTAGGCTCGTTCTCCGAATAGACCTCGCCCAACCTGTGAAGAAACTCCACCGGGTGTTTCTTAATCATGAGGTCGAACATATCCTTGATTTCGTCTGATGCCGTGCCTTGGTGGGCGATGATGAGCGAGTTGAGGCCTTTCTTGTGGAAGAACTGCAACCACGCCATGTAGAGCTGCGTGGTTGTGGAGCCGCCCCACTGACGCGCTTTCAAAAGAATAAGACGGATAGGCTCGCCAGCCTTTCGTTTCGCCTCAAAGCGCGACACCAAGATACGCTGCGGATACCACAAACGGAAAAGCACGTCCTTTCCTGCGTCCTTGTTGTGGATATAGACGAGCGTAGCCGTCCAAAAAGGGAAGTCGTGCTTGTAGCGCAAGCGTATGAGCGTGCGCGACACCTTGATGAAGTCATCGTCATTCGGCTCAACGTGCATCACGGACGAGAGAAACTTGTCGATAGAGCCAGCCTTGACCAACTTCTTGACAAGCGGAATATCCAACATCTCTACAGGCAACCACTGAACAGGAATGGCAAAGTCGGCAATGCTGACACGCACACGCTCACCGATAGACCCCTCACCAGTGACAGGGTCGAACTTGGCGTACATGATTTCATTGCGCCTGTCATTCTCCGCAAGTAGTGCGGCAATCTCTGTATCTGTCGTATTGATTGTCATACCATCCATTCTTTATGCGGTAAATAAACTCCCCGACCGTGCGAGGCGTGAGATAGAACTTGGGCGCAGGTTGATTGACAATCTTCGTTACCAACTCATAGACCGACTTGTCGGGATAGTCCTTACGCATGAGGAGGTATCTGCGGTAAATCTCCTCGAACATCTCACGCTTGTTGCTCCTCATTCGCGGCATGGGCTTTCCTGCCGCCATAGCGGAAATGACAATGGCCGCACGCTCCTCGCTCACCCAGAAACGAGAAGCAGGAGAGTCGGCCACCAACTGAAAGATAACAGGCATGACGATGATGCTTGCCTCGGCAAGTCTGTCGCGGTACACCCTCATAAGGTCGGCATTGCGCTGCTTTGTAAAATCCAATATGCTGCCAAAGTATTTCATAAAAATCACGGTTCTGTTCTATACAAAGGTACTCAACGCAACTCACAAAAGTTAAAAGTCAGTCCACCTCTTATATGGCTATTTTTGCATACGAATATTACACAACAAGAAGAAAGTTAAGATAATGGCTGAAAACAATGGAGTTAAGAGCAGACGCGACCAGCAGCTGGAGCGGCTGAGAAAGAAATACCCCGACAAGAAGTTCGAGGACGATGAGGAAATCTATGGTCAGATTTCCGATGATTACGACCAATACGAGCACGACCTTGACGGCTACAAGGGCAGGGAGAAAGCCATGTCCGACATGTTTGCCGCAGACCCGAGGAGTGCGCAGTTCCTTGCCGACATGCACAACGGCCAAGACCCTTACCTCGGTTTGGTGAAGAATTTCGGCATGGAAATCAAGGACGTGCTTGATGACCCCGAAATGCAGGACAAGATAGCCGAGGCCAACAAGGAGTATGTGGAGCGCGTGGCCAAGTCGAAGCAGCTTGACGAGGAGTATGAGAAGAACATGGACGAGACCCTCGAAACCCTGCGCCAGTTCCAAGAGGAGCGCGGCATGACAGACGAGCAGATTGACGAGGTGGCCAACGCCATGCTCACCGTGGTCAAGGACGGAGTGATGGGCAAGTTCTCACGCGAGACATTGGAGCTGTTCGTGAATGCCATCAACCACGATGCCGATGTAGCCAACGCTGGCGAGGAGGGACGCGTGGCAGGACGCAACGACAAGATTGTGGAGGGACTGCGCAAGCGCGACAAGGGAGACGGCACAGCACCGCTCAACGGAAAGAATGGAGGCGCACCAAGTCAGCAGAACAAATCGCAAAGCATCTTTGACCTCGCCAACGAAGCCGTGTAGCCCATGAAAGGAGAAGTAGTGAAGTTTCCCCCAGAGGGCAAGAGGCTAAAGCCAACGACCGGGAGCGCAGGGCTGAGAACCCAAGTGCCGGGCGCAATGGCATCAGTAAGCAATCTCGCGAGCGCGACAGGCGGTATAGCCCCCGGCAACCTCGCACAGACCGATAGCAAATAACATTATTCACAAACTAAAATTTTAAGACATGGACGGAGAAAACGTACCAGTAGGTGGAACTACAACCACCACCCCTGCACCGGGAACAGCCGGTGTGGCAAGCCAAGTGCCTGGAGCACCCACTACCGTCAGTGGAGTGGCAGGAGCGACTGGCGGAGTCGGTCCGGGCAACCTCATTCAGAGCGACCTTGACCAGGAACTCTACAAGTTCAAGAGTGACGACACGCCGCTTATGCAGCTCATGCTGAAAGCGAAGAAAGTAAAGGTGAACTCGCCCGAAGTGGAGCACTACATGATTGACGAGCCGCGCTCCAGCGTGACCACGACAACCAAGGTTGCCGCAGGAACAGCTAAGCAGTTCATTCTGCCATTGCTCGCCAACGATGCGGAAATCCCCCGCTCATACGGCACACTGCTCGTAAAAGGTGTTGACGGTTATGCCGAGGACGGCAAGACCAAGACACCGGGCAAAGACCTCATGCTATTCGTTACAGGCCAAGACCCAACCACGAGCAACCCGATTTGCCGTGCAGTGAACGGCCCGAAGACCCAAGCGGCAGACGAGTATTGCACCACGCCCGAAATCCCTGCCGGGTCAACGCTCATCATTCTCTCTAATGCGCTCTACGAAACGCAGAAGAAAGTTGACCCCGACCTCATCGTTCCGCAGCCACAGACGGTGTATCTTCAGAAGCGCGGCATGAACCAGATTGTATCTGATTACTACGAGGCGCAGAAGAAGAAAATACCGTTCGGCAAGGCAGTCATCGCAGAAGCTGCCATCACCAACTTCAAGGTGCGCGGCAACAGAACGCTCTATGCAGGTCGCAGAGGCAAGATGACGGTGCAGACACCCGAGGTCGGTGCGCAGACCATCTACTTCACCGAGGGTGTGCGCTACCAAGTGAAGAAGGAACTCAACCACACGGGCAAGTGGACGATTGAGGAAATCATCGCCTTGGCGAAGATGACCTTTACAGGCGAGGACGTGCCAAAGAGCGTGATTGCCCTTGCTGGCAAGAACTTCTTGGAGAACATCCAGTGCATCGACTACTCCAAACACCCCGAAATTCAGATTACCACCAAGACCAACCCTGTGGGCTGGGTGGTCACGAACTTCCACACCGTGTTCGGAGACATCGAATTCAAGCACGACCCGACCCTTGACCGCTTGAAGTGGAGCAACTCCGCATTCATTGTTGCGCCCGACCGCCTTGTACACTACCAGTATTCGGCAGAGCACTCGTCAAAAGACCGTGTGGAGGGCGAGGAGGCAACACGCGAGTCAATCCTCGTGTGGGACGCACTCGCACTCAAAGGCTCATGCCATATCTGGATTAACGGTGAGGGCGACAACGAGAACAGCACAGCCGTACAAATCCACTTGTGGGACAGCGCGGAAGCACCCGAAAGCCCTGTTGAGGGTGGCGTGTACTACCTGTTGCAGGACTGCCCCGGCATCAATGCCGATGCCGTAAGCGGCCAGATGTGGCAGTATAAGAGCGCGGCATGGGTGGAGTACGCAGGTGATGTGATGGCCACCGAGTAACCCGAATTTTCAACAAACCAATCATCAACCAATAGAGGCGGATAGGTAGCAATGCCGTCCGCCTTTATTTATAATCAGACAACAAAAATGAAAAAGAAGAGAATAACCTACGGAGTGTACGGCATGATGGAATATCAGACCATCATCAAGATAGGCAGAGCAACGCTCAAAGTATCGTTTACTGACGGCTCAATGACCGCCATCGGACAGAACCCTGCCAAGTACACCACAAGCGACTTCCTTGTGCAGCGTGCCATAGAGAACAGCAGCGAGTTCAAGAAAGGGCGTATTATGGTGGTGAACACCATTGAACTTGACGAGGAGGTACACATTGAGCGCAACCCTGCCAAGCCAAGCACACAAGCAGCAAAGGTAGCGGCAAAGGCTATGATTGACAATAAGCCTACCGAAGCCTTTTTAAGCCATACTACACCTGTGGCAGAGGACGTGGAGGACGAGACTACCGAGGAGTCCGATGCAGATGTTGTAACACCAACGGACGATGCAGATGCGGATACTATCGAGGAAGAGCCAGAGTCAGAAAGTGAAACCGATGCCGAAGAGGACACCACAAGCGAGGAGACCGCAGCCGAGGACAATACGGCAGAGGGCAAGACCGAAGTGGAGTTCACCGACAACCAAGAGGCCAAGGACTACATCTTCAAGAACTTTGGCGTGAAGCCCGGCTCCATGCGCAACCGTGATGACATCAAGGCAGTCGGTGAGACCTATGGTGTGAAAATCACCTTTGTCAACGAGAAGTAACAAGCGACAGACGATATGGTGTACAAGATTGAAGTCGTGGAGCAAGATGTGCGCATCGCCATTGACGAGAACAAGACCAGCGAGCAGCTCATCAGCGATGAGGATATTGACACCTTGTCGTTGAACGAGATTATACGCTCGAAGATAGAGGAAGCCGTGCGCAGGGTGGAAACCACAGCCCCCACCTTTCTGTTGGAGGAGGGACACGAGTTTGGCGATGCCGTGTATTGGGAAACCAACGGCAGCGGCTGGGTGCTGCTCCCCGATGACTTCATGCGGCTGATAGCATTCCGCATGAGCGACTGGGAGCGCACCTGCTACAACGCCATTTCGGTGGACGACCCATTATATGACCTGCAATCATCAAGGTACAAGGGCGTGAGGGGCAGCGTGCAGAAACCCGTGTGCGCGGTGGTGAACCGAGCCGAGGGCAAGGCGTTGGAGTTCTACTCGTGCGACAGCGAGGAAGCCTACGTCAAGCGAGCCACCTACCTGCCTTATCCCAAGATAGACGATGAGGACGGCATCGACATATCGGAGCGTTGTTACACAGCCGTAGTCTATACCACGGCAGCATTAGTATTAACCGCCTATGGCGCGAACGACCGTGCAGAGCAGTTGAACGCCTTGGCAAAATCAATAATGGAATGAGTTCAATACCAACAAAACAGATAGACGGTGATGTGGCCGTAGGCCGCAACGTCAGCATGGGCGGTTCGGGTACGGTGCGCGGCTCCATGACCGTAGGCCACAACCTGACCGTGGAGGGTTGGCTTGAAGCCAAGAACATCAAAGGACCGAACAAAGGTCTGTTCAAGACCGCAGCGCAGCTACGCGAGGCATATCCCAATCCGCACGAGGGCTGGTGGGCATTGGTGACTGTGGAGGGCAGTGCATCGTCAGACCACTTGGGACAACTCTATGTGGCAGACGGCGGCACATGGGTGGCGCAGGTGGACAGCAGCGGAAATCCATTGCTGAAAGGCAACCCCACCGTGGACAGCACCGAGTATATGGAAGCCGTGGAGGAAATGACAGCCGACCTTGAGGCCGTCAAGGTAGATGTAAACCAAAACAAGGAGGACATCAAGAGCCTGCGCAGCACGCAGACCTCGCACACGGACAGCCTTAACACCCTCAACTCGCAGATGGGAACGGCACAGACCGACATTGCCACGCTGAAGAAAACCGTCAGCGACAACAAGAGCGAGTTGGCAAACAGCATCAGCGGTGTGCAGAAAGACCTCACCGCATTCAAGAACACCAAGGGAGCGGCAGATGGACTTGCACCCTTGGACGAGAACGGACAAGTACCCTCGCAGTATCTGCCTGGATATGTGGACGATGTACTGGAGTTTGGCGGCATTGTATCGGGCATTACCGCACAATTCCTGTCAGTCAGCAAATCATCAACGGACGAGAATTGTGCCGTGGTGTACAACAAGACCACTGAAACATTCGTCTTACGCTACACCCAACCCTCAGAGTCAGAGTTTGACCTGCGTCCGACCATCACCTATTATAACAACTGGCTGGACGGAGACCTCTTTGGCGATGGGACTGTATTGGGACGCAAGCCCCACAGTGGCAAGATATTCATGGACGTGACCACCAACAAGACCTACCGTTGGAGCGGCACAAAGTTGGTCGTTATCGGTTCGGACTTGGCACTCGGTCACACCAGTGGAACGGCATTTCCCGGTGACGAGGGAACAGACCTGCAGGAGCGCATGACCGAGGTGGAGAGTACAGAAACCATCAGCCGACAACTGATAGAAGATAACACCACAGAAATACTTAGCCGCAGCACGATCAACGCCAACTACCTGCTATCATTGGGCGATAGAGAGGTGACGCTATCCGTTGTGCTTGAAAAAATCTTCGACTTGCAAAACAAGGCACGTTACATGAAACCCGGCATCGTGCTCTCATTCCTTTCGGAAACTGGTATACAAAACAAGCAGTGGACTAACTACGGCAAGAAAACCGAAACCGACTGGAAAACCGAAGCCAATTGGACAGACTTCGGAAGCAACGGCAGCGCGATAGGCAACACGGTGAACGTGAACGACATCTGCGAGGATACCGAGTACACCCTTTCGACCGCTATCAAAGCCGTGCAGGACAAAGAAAAAGAAAGCGGATTGTCGTACATGAAAAGCGGAGTTGTGCTGACCTACAAGACAGCCGATGTGACAAGTAACGGTTCGCCCAAATGGGAAGCCTACCAGTTCACTCGCACCGTGGCAGACATCAACCCGGCAGACTTGAAGCCTTGGGTAGAGTTCGGAGGTGGCGGCAACAATGCCGTGCCGACATCAGATACCCCAGAAAAGGACGGTAAGGAAGCCTTTTCAACAGGCGGAGCATACGCAAGCATACCTACCAACCTGCACATTGATACCGAGACGCAAGGCGTGGTGAAGCTACAACTTGTCAATGCCGAGCAAGAGGGCGTTGGTGATGAAGTGCAGTTTGCCGTAGGTGGAGGAGGCGGAGAAAGCACAGGCACGATTGTGAGCATACAGTTTGAGCAAAGTCCGCTGTACGCCAAGGCAGGAGGCAGCGTTGTGATGCGTGCGGCCGTGCGAAGCGTGACCACCCAAGGAAGCCAAGAGTTGAGCAACATGATAGAGAAAGTGTTGCTCAAAGACCGTGACACCGGGCAGACCTTGGAGACATTCATGTTCAACCGCGCCTCGTCAGCCAGCGGAGACACCTACGACTTTGAGATGGACGTAAGCAGCTACTTTGTGACCGCCACTACCAAGCGTTTTCAACTTATAGCCTACGATGATGCCGGGAACACTGGTAGCAGAAACATCAACGTGAGCGGTGTGGACGTGACCATCAGTAGCGTGCAGACCCTTAACTATACGTCAAGTACGGCACTTGCGGCAGGAGGAGCAGCCAAGAGCATACCGATGTACAAGTTTGCCAACAACGCATCAGACAAGGGCATCAAGGTAGTGACAGAAATAAACCTCAACGGAGAGTGGAAGATGCTTGGCACAAGTGTGGTGCTTGACACCTACTCACACTCCATAACCATTGACCCGAAGAACTGTCTGGGCGATACGTTGACACACGGAGCATACCCATTGCGCATACACGGAGAAGATGTAGGTTCGGACGTGGTGGGCAACTACCTCCATACAGCCGTCATGGTGGTGGAGAGCGGCAATAACACCCCGATAGTGGCCATGCGGTGGTACACCGAGCAACTGCAAGGCAAGCGTAAGCTGTACGAGAATATCGAGGTGGACTATGCCGTGTATGTGGCCAACACAGACGAGCCACAAGCCGTGGTGTGGTATGACGGAGCGCAAGAGACCACCACCGTAGCCTACCGAGGGCAGACAAACACATTCACCAAACAAGTGCAGGAGAGCGTGCATAACGGCACGAAGAGCGTGTCGGTGAAGATAATGTGCGGCGACAGCAGCTCGGAAACAGCCACATTCGTGGTGGACGGTTCGCTTGTAGACGTGGAAGAAGTGACCACCATGCGCGAGTTCAACATCAGCATGGACTCACGCAGCAACGGAGAGACCGACAAGACCATCAAGGACGGAGCGGTGGAGATAACCGTGGAGAACTGCAACTGGTCGAGCAACGGCTTTGTCAAGGACAGTTATGGCACACCCACCTACGGCACGGAGAATGACAAGGGACGCATGGCACTGCGTATAGCCGAGGACATGAAAGCCGTGTGCTCGTTCAAGCCTTTCGCAAATACAAGCATCGAGCAGAACGGCATGGCACTCAGTTTCACGGTGAAGGTGAAGAACGTGGAAGACCGCACGGCACGCCTTATAGACTGCCTTGGCGATAACCAGCTTGGCTTCTACTTGACAGGTGAGAAACTTGTGTTCACCTGTGACGGAGCGACCGCAGCCAACCCCGATGACTTGGGCGCACAGCAGACAGCCGTAGCCCTGTATGCCATTGACAAGGAGACGCGTTTAGATATCGTGATAGAGCCGACAAGCATAGCTCCATACAGCGGTATTGGCAGCATCAAGATATATGTGAACGGAGATGAGGCAGGAGCTACTTACTATAATGCAGGAAAGTTCGCCCACAATGATATGCAGATAAAGTTTGATGGAACAAAAGCAGACATCTATTTATATCGTGCCATAGGTTGGACAACCTACTACAACTACCGCCAAGCGTTCAACAACTATCTTGTAGGGCAGAAGGAAACCGCAGCCATGCTTGCCGAGTATGAGAAGAACCAAGTGATGGCCTCGCAGACCGCAGAGGGAACGACCAAAGACCGTCCGACCCTGCAAGCGTGCATGAACGCAGGTCTGTGTTGTGTGACGCTGTTGAAGAATGCCGACACTCCAGACATTGAGCAGAGCTATCCCGGCTACCTTGACAAGCTGGACGGAGACAAGAAGACCAAGGCCTACTATGACTGGGTACTCCGTTTCCCCGACCGACCATGGCAGGACTGTATCGTAAGGAAAGTTCCTACGACAAACCAAGGTACTACTTCTTCTCTACGTCCAATCAAGAACAAAAAGGGCAAGTTCAAGGGTTGCAAGATCGAAATGCTCCACACGGAGGAAGACTTCAAGAATGACCCGATAGCACTCGCCAAGTTCCAGATGGCAAAGAAGATGGCGGCAAAGAGCCAAATCCAAGTGATAGACGGAGGCTTGTGGGTGAAGACCCTAACCATCAAGGTGGACTATTCGGACAGCACTGGTGCAAACAATGGTGCAACCATGGAACTGATGAACAAAACCCAGCGTGCCATGGGCGCGAACTACATGACCCCAGCGCAGAACGCCTACAACGGAGACGGCACGCTGAACACCAGCATCGACAGCGTGACCTGTGCCCTGTTCCGCACCGACCAACAGAGCGTGGACGCAACCAACGAGACCTATGCCTACTTCCACGCCAAGGCCAACTTCAACGTAGACAAGGGTAACCCCTCGTTCTTCGGTTTTGAGAAAGTGGGCGGATATAACGCCGACTGCTTGAACTACGGAGACTTCGTGGAACTCGTGGCAGAGAAAGACCAAGACCTCAACATCTTCAAGGTGCAGACCCTCGCCAATAGCGATGAACTGATAGCCTCGAACATCTACATGCTGAGCGAATACTGCGGAGAGAAGCACATCTTCTTGGAGAATGACGGTACGGGCAATATGGTGGAGACCTCAGCCACAGCAGACCCGACCGAGGTAGACAAAAGTCTTGCCGAGGTATTGGCAGATGATGTGAAGAACTACGATTGGGGAACTGTGTATCTGACCAATGACTACAAGTATGTGAAATACAGCGGAGGCAAATGGAAAGACACCACAGGCAAGATGCAGTATGACACAAGCACCAAGAAGTGGGGCGTTACAGGCAGGGTGTTGAACCCGGTTGAGTGCTTTGAGTATCTGAAATATGACTCATTCTGTTGGCTGCAGGGTGTGAACAATGTGGATGACCTCATGAAGATAGACGCATCCACAGGCGAACCAGTGTGGCTAAGCTACTATGAAAGCCGTTACCCCGATGATGACGACTTGAACGACCTCTACGCCAAGGGCAAGAAAGTGCCATACAACCTATACAAGTGGCTGCTTTGGACACAACAATGCTCGCAAGACCTCACCGAGGCAGACGGAGACATCACCTTGCATGGCAAGACCGTGGCAGGAACCAAGGAGAACCGACTGAAAAAGTTCTGCGAAGAACTCTATCTTTATGCCAACGTTCGTTCTACGGGTTGTTACATTATAGGCACTGATTATGTGCTTGCTGTTGACCAACGAAGCAAGAACATGATGATTTCGTTCTACCTTGACACCAACGGCAGCATACGCGCCTACTTCAACCATTGGTATGACGGAGACTGCTGTTGGCTTGCCGACAATGACTGCGGTATTACCGTGCCATGGGATTTGGACAGCGTGACCGACCCCAAGCACTACTACCAAGGTTGGAACTCTGTAATGTTCAAACAGGGCTATGCCGCTGACAAGTTCTGGCTTGAAGATGGTGGCAAGAGTACCATCACCCTGCACGACATCGCGAGTGACATGAGAAGCGCAGAGGCAGACGGCATCAAGATATTTTCGGCAGACGGATGCAAGAAACTTTGGATAACAGACCGCATCGAGAAGTGGGCAAAGATAACCAGCTCTTTTGACGGAGAGCGCAAGTACATCGAGAACTCCAAGGCAGGAGCTAACTATTACTATGCCGTACACGGTCTGCGTTATGAGGACTTGCCAGTGACATTCGAGAAGCGTTTTGCATACAGAGACGGTTACTATCAAGTGGGCGAACTGTACACCAATCCGTTCAAGATGCGTGCCGTAGGTACGGACATCAACATCAAGATAACCGCAGCACAAGATGGTTTCTTCGGCATTGGCGTGGATAGAGCTGACGCTTGTGTGGACAGCTGCTATCTGAAAGCAGGAGAAAGCTACACGCTGAAGAGCGGCATGACCGCCACAGGCGCAGGAACGATGCTCTATGTGTTTGGAGCGACACGCCTTGCAAGTCTTGACATCAGCGGCTGCACCCCGAAAGCCGAGGGTTGGGACATATCGAACTGCACGATGCTGCAAGAACTCATCCTTGGCGGAGCGGACTACACGCCCGAGGAGGGCAGCGGAGCCATCACGCAGCTCAATATGGGCAACAAGAGTTTCTTGAAACGCATAGATGTGAGGAACACCAAGATAACAAGCATCATTGCCTCGTACTGTCCGAGACTGAAAGAAGTGTTGGCGAGCGGTTCGCAGTTGTCGAGCATCGACCTTGCCGAGACAGCCCCGATAGAGACCCTTGAACTGCCAGCCACCATGACCACCCTCTACTTCAAGAACCTGCCCAAGCTGACCTATCCCGGTGGGCTGACCATTGCAGGAATGGCAAATGTGAAGAAGATGTTTCTTGACGAATGTCCGCACATTGACACCATGACCCTGTTGCGACAAATCACAACGGCAGGACAGTTGAAGAGTGTGCGCATACCGGGCGTGAACGCCACGGCAAGCGTGGAAATGCTGCGCGGCATCATGCAGAGCGGAGCCGTAGGCATAGACGCAAACGGCAGCACCTATGACGAGACCGGGCAGTGTAGCGGTATCATAGGCCGATGGATACTCACCGAACTTGTGGAGGACAGCGAGGTAAAGGCATTGCAGAAATACTTCCCGAAGCTGGAGGTCATAAACTCTCAATTCTCCGTCATCAAGATAGACGACATCGTGAGTGGTGACTTTTGCGAAAAGTACAGCAATCCCGAAAACCAGACAGGCTCGGATTATGACAAGACCTTTGTGGCAAGCGGTCACACACTGAAGATATTGCAGGACACACATGCTTATAAGTGCACCTACAACTCCAAGCTGAAACAGATGGAAGGTGTACAGTTGAGTGATGCTGACTTCAATAATCTTGCCAGTGGTGAGAGCTTCGATGTGGGCGACAGTGCAGGTGAGGGCTTTGACATCTTCCACCACTTGCCCCACTTCTGGTACAAAGGAGTGAACGACTACAAGAACCAAGCAAAGTACATCATCCACTCGACCACAGAGAGCGAGCCGTTATCGACCGCGCACAACCGCAAGGAAGCACAGCTCTCAGAACTACTCTATGCCGAGAATACAGGCGTGTATGCAGATGAGGCAACAGTGGGTAAAGCCCTTGATGAAAGTGTGATAGCCACAGCCGCAAATGCCAATGTCTACCGTATGGACGTGGAGGGTATGAAGCAAGTGAGATGGCCCGGTCTGAACCATGCACGTTTAGGTGCAGTGTTCACAGACGCAAACGGCAAGATTGTGGGCAAGTTCATTATGATGGTGAGCCACACTTACTTTGACTTCACAATAGGTAATTATGTGTTCTGTGATGTGCCTGGTGGTGCTAAATGGATATACTTCACCTCATACCGTGACATTGGCGACATCAAGTGTCTTGCGGTAGACAGCGAGCACATAGAAGCCATTGAACCCGAATGGACGGAGCACACCGTTGGTGAGAACGACAGTCTTGTGGGAACATACCCCATCACTATTGACGGACTGAAACGACCTCGAAGCATATCGGGTGCGGTGCGTTCAAAGAAAGGTGACGGAACTTCGCAGACCTCGGCAGAATGGGCATACGACACGGACGGCAACCCGACCGAGATGCCGACCGGGACGATACACTACACGGCCAAGGACTTCCAAAACAGTGCGCACATGCGCGGAGAGGGCTACCAACTCCAAGACTATGAGCAGCACAAGGAAATCAGCAACCTGTGGTGGGCGACCCACGGAACGACCAACGAGCAGTCTGTTGTGGGCAATGGCGCACATGATGCCACGCTCAACAGCCGTGACGACATCGGTATGGCAGACACCTCGTATGTAGGGAACTCCATGAACTCCATCATGGGACTCAAACACTATGTAGGCTGTGACTCGGAATGGATGGACTACATTGCAGGAAACGTGGTGAGCTACGAGACATTCTACAAGAACCGATGTGTGGAGACAAGCGATGATCCAGTAGATTACAAATTCCACATCTACGACCCGGTGAATAAAACCGAGCGTGTGGTGCAGAGTGTGAACTCCAACAACGGAAACTGTGTCGTCAGAGTGGTGCATGGAGCCAAGTGTGACATTCTGCCGAGCAAGGTGCATCAGACAGACACAAGTAAGTACACCACGCACTATGCAGCAGGTTTGTGGTTCCCCGGTGCTAAAGGCCGCTGTGTTCTGCGGTCTGGCAACAACTCGAATGCGTACAGCGGTCTCGCTTGTGCGAGCGCGAGCTACGCTTCTTCGAACTCGTACGCGAACTACGGTGGGCGGCTGGCCTTCCGCGGAAAATTCGTAATCATCGGATAAGCGGCAAGCGAAGCCACGAAAAAAGCGTCAGAGGGAGAGCCGACGAAAGGAGGCTGCTCCCTCTCCCTGTTTACTCGCGTGAGCGAGTTTTTTATGGATGATGCAAAATAATTGCAAAAGTTGTAGGATATATCAACTTTAAGTATTACCTTTGCAGCATGGAAAAGTCAAGGACAATTATTCACTTCGGAGATTACTTCCCGAACTTCTACGAGTCGTTGGAACTTGGAGCAAGGCGCAAGGTGGCATACATCTTGGATATGCTAAAAACAGAAGTTCGCCTAAGTGAGAAATTTGTAAAGTTCATCAAAGACGGACTATTTGAGTTGAGGGCTGAATACAACAGTAATATATATCGTGTATTCTTCATCTTTGACAATGGAAATATAGTGGTGTTGTTCAACGGCTTTCAGAAGAAAAGCCAAAAGACACCACCCGATGAGATTAAAAGAGCATTAAAAATTAAAGAGGAGTACTTTTTATGGAAGCAAAGCAGCAAATAGGAAGCGTGGACGCAATCCTCGACAGAGACTATGGCAAGGTAGGAACTCCCGAAAGGGAGCAGTTCCGCAAGGAAGCCTATGCCTATTGTGTAGGTCAAGTTATCCTTGACGCAAGAAAGCAAGAGCACATGACCCAATCAGAACTTGCCAAGAAAGTAGGAACAGACAAGACCTATATCTCACGCATTGAGAAAGGCGTGATAGAGCCGGGTGTCGGCATGTTCTTCCGCATCATTGATGCGCTTGGATTGAAAGTGGACATTGTGCGTCCGATTATGTAAACAAAGGAACAAAAGGCAGAAAATCCCACGCGCCGCTGTGTTCTGCGGTCTGGCAACAACTCGAATGCGAACAGCGGTCTCGCTTATGCGAACGCGAACAACGCTTCTTCGAACTCGAACACGAACTACGGTGGGCGGCTGAAATTCTCTTGGTTAAGTTTAATTGGAGGACTCTGACGTGGCACGAGGATTGCCACAAACAAACTCCGAGGGATTAGAGCCTCGGCAACAGCATATAAATATGGAAAGCCGGAACACGACATTAACCACAAGTGGGGAGTGCGCAAGTATCTCCCCACAGGACAGGAAGGCTGTCAATACATTGGAAGAACTATTGGGGCAGGTAGAAGAAAAGACTTCTATCTGTTTTCCGTTATATAACCTCATACCCGAAATCATAGCGGACGAGAACATGGAACGCTCGTTCAAGCGCGTCATGTCGAACCTGCACAACGCAGACACACGCAACGGCCTACGGTGGAGGGAGAAGATTGTAATAGACGGAGTGGAATGCACGCCACGCATGGTGCGCTACATGAAACGCAAGGCGGATATTATCGCCATGCTAAAGGCACAGATAGCCAACGGCACATTCCGCATCAAGCACCTTAAATCGTTTGAGACGGCAGACGGCCCGAAGATAAGAACCGTGCAAGCACCGTCCGTCATAGAACGTGTGGGCAGCAACGCCATCATGGAGATAGTGGAAAAACACCTTGCGCCCATACTGATAGAGAACACCGCAGCCTCGATAGAGGGAAGAGGGCCACACGGATTGTATCACAAGATGCAGGAGGCAAGACGGAACAATCCGAAACTCATCTACTACTATCAGAGCGACTACAAAGGTTACTACGACCACATACTGCACGACCGACTGATAGAGATAATCAAACGCTACATTGCCGACCCTGTGCTGCTGCCCATACTCATAGACTTCGTAAAGGCACTGCACCCGAATGACAACGTAGGCATCAGCAAGGGACTACGCTCCTCGCAGTTCTTCGGCAACCTGTACCACAACGACATTGACCACATAATGGAAGAAGTGTGCGGCAAAGACCGCTACTTCAGATTTTGTGATGACATATACATATTGGGCGAGGAAAAGAAAACGCTATGGAAATGCAGGGACAGGCTGCATGAAGAAAGCGCACCCTACAATCTGATAATAAAGCCGAGTGAGAAAGTTGCACCCATCAGTGCAGGAATGGACGCACTCGGCTTTGTTGATTATGGGGACTACTCCCTGTTGAGAAAGCGTACCAAGGTGAACGCTGCACGGAAACTCGCCAAGATAAAGTCGCGCAAGAGGCGGCAACAGATAATTGGGTCATTCAAGGGAATGGCTTGCCACGCAGATTGTAAACATCTATATTATACATTAACAGGTAAACACATGAAGAAGTTTTCAGAAATGGGCGTAACCTATACACCTGCTGACGGCAAGAAACGCTTTCCCGGCAAGGTGACACGCCTCGGTGACATCGTGAACATACCGATAGAAATTCACGACTTTGAGACAGGCATAGACACAAAAGAGGGCGAAGACCGCTATTTGGTGTCATTCCGCAATCCAGCCAACTCGGAATGGGGCAAGTTCTTCACCGCCTCGTTGGAGATGAAAGGCATACTTGACCAGATAAGCGACATAGAGGACGGCTTTCCATTCGAGACCATCATCAAGCGTGAGGTGTTTGACGGCAGCAAGCGCAAGTATAACTTCACTTAATGGCAGCTCACTAAAGATAAAAGGCGATGTGCGGTGTGTCGGTGTATCTTTGCAGCGTAACAAATTCATAACGACATGGAGAAGATATACGGCACAACCCAACGGCAAGATGGACTGCAACGCATAGGCAAGAACAAATGGCTGCTCTACTTCGGCTATTACGAGACCGAGGACGGCAACTATGAATACCGCCACACGTTCAGCCGCAAGCCCACGATGGACGAGATAAAGCAGCTTGTCAGAGACACGATAGACGCAGAGACCAAGGACAAGATTGTGAACCGCTTTGAGTATGACGGCATCAAGGTATGGCTGTCGGACGAGAAGCAGCGCAACTACGCATCTTTGGAAAACAACGAGAGCATAGCCTATCCGCTCACGCTGAAACTCAACGAGGAGGCGGACGCAACGCCAGTGTACTACACCTTTGAGACAAGAGAGGACTTCATCAAGTTCAGCAAGGAGGCATCAGCCTACATTCTCAACGCCATCATGGACGGTTGGAAAGAAAAAGACAACATAGACTGGAGCGTGTTTGACCTCCAGTAAGGGAAACGAGAACCTATCAGAGGGACGCAGGAGCAATCTTGTGTCCCTTTTTTAGTGTGCCACAACAGATAAAAGGGAAAGAACCATGCCTGTAAGTAAATTTGCCATGAACTAAATTCTTATTGACATGAAGAAGATTATCAAATGGCTCGGAGCGAGCAACCGATACAAGCACTTTGTTGGCGGTGTGGTGATAGGACTTGGAGCGAACAGCACCTATTGCGCAGCGTATGCAGGAGTGGGCGTAGCCGCAGCCTTGGAACTCAAAGATGAGTTGTGGGGCGGCAAGTGGGACTGGATAGACTTCGGCTGCACAGTGGCAGGAGTAGTTGTAGGACGCTTAATAAGATGGGCAGTATGGCAGTAGTATTCAAACTTTGGAAGTTCGCGGCCATGGCCGTGGGCGGCATGGTAGGCTGGCTTGTGGCAGAGTTCAGACCGACATTCCCATTGATAGCGGTGGCCATCATCTTTATACTGTATGACGCATACACCGCTTTCAAGCTCGACAAGCGCGTACACGCAGCCTATCCCGAAAAGACCGACAGGAAGAAAGCCAAGTTTACCTCGTTCGCCTTTGGCAAGGTGGTGAAGCAGACCATACCCAAGCGGCTGTGGCTGATAGTGCTGGCATACTTGGCAGAGCATTGGGTGTTCATACACATGCAAGTGCCGTTGTCGTATATCCTTACAGGCGTGATATGCTTTGAACAGGCGTGGTCGATACTGGAGAACGAGAGCAGCTGCCGACCAGAGGCAGAGCACCGCTTTTGGAAAGCATTGCAGCAAGTGATGGTGGACAAGACGGCAAGACACTTTGACGTGAACCTTAACAAACTAAAAGAAGAGAAAGATGATAGTGTTGATTGACAACGGCCACGGTGAGAACACACCGGGCAAGTGCAGCCCCGACAAGCGGTTGCGCGAATACAAGAAAGCGAGAGAGATAGCACGCAGGTTGGTGAACACCCTACTGAGCAACGGAGTGGAGGCACACCTGCTCGTACCCGAAGAGACCGATGTGTCGCTTGCCGAGCGATGCAAGCGAGCCAACAAGTACTGCGACAAGTACGGAGCGAAGAACGTGCTCCTCGTGTCGATACACCACAATGCCGCAGGAGCTGACGGCCAGTGGAAGAGCGCAGGAGGCTGGTGCATATATACCTCGCCCGGCCAGACGAGTGCCGACCTGCTTGCCACCGACCTGTGGAACGCAGCCGAGGAAAGCCTGAAAGACTACATCGGCAGCTTTGACGCGCACAAGGCCAAGGGCGACTACGACAGCAAGCAGAAACCCATGCGTGCCGACTGGAGCGACAAAGACCCCGACTATGAGGCACGCTTCTACATACTGCTGCATACCAAGTGCGCAGCCGTGCTGACGGAGAACCTCTTCCAAGACAACAAGGCAGACGTGGAATATCTGTTGAGCGAGGAGGGCGTGCGGAGCATCGTGCAGTTGCACTACAAAGGCATTACGGACTACATCAAACACACGAAAGCATGAAACACGCATTGAGTTTTGTAGGAGGCGTGTTGCTCACGCTCCTGCTTGTGGCACTGCTCTACCCCGAACCCAAGGCAGAGAACGGCCACAACATCGTGATCCAAACCGACACCATCATAAAGCACGACACGGTAAGAGACGTGCCGGGAGAACCTAAGTACACCAGCGAGCAGCCAGTCGGAACTGCCGAGGTGAGAGTGCCAACGGACTGCATCAAGATGGGCGATGCAGTACAGCCACCCATCAGAGCCGACACTGACACGGCAAAGGGATATGCAAAAAATCTCGTAGCCAACGGTTCGGACAGCGCGACAATAGAGTTGCCCATCATGCAGAGCGTGTATGAGAACGCGGACTACAAGGCATACGTCAGTGGCGTACACGCACGGCTCGACAGCATCTTTGTGTATCCACTGCATGAGGTGGTAACCATCAAGGAGAAACAGCCCCCTAAGCGGTGGCACATAGGCGTAACGGCTGGGTACGGCATAGGCACGAAAGGAATGCAGCCGTATGTGGGCATAGGATTAACTTATTCAATCATTTCATTCTGATGGAGACGATAACCATACAAGTATTCAAGGACGATGTGTATGAGGAAGTGGCAAAAGCCACGGACTACACAGGTGCGAAACTCATAGACGGAGACGAGAAAGCGCGAGACCGCATACTCGCCACCGACAACGAGCTGAGCGACCTTGGAAGATTTTGGGAAGAGTCGGTGCTTGCCACCAACGAGCGGCTGAAAGAAATGCTTGTGTCGGGAACGACCAAAGATGTACAGGTGTCCACCGATATATGGGGTACAAAGGATTTGGCACAACCTAACATAGGTCTGCCAATCAAGCCTGTCTTCATGAGGACCGCATACGAAGCAGTGCTGGAAGTGAGCAAGTCGTTTGACAAGGAACTGACGAGCAATGTGCAGTCAGCCCTGCGCAACTTCTTCATCACATCAATCATCGGGCAATGGTTCAAGTTGGCCAACAAGGGCGAGGCCACCGACTACTTCAACCAAGCAGGAGAAATGATGGACGGAGCGGAACGACTGCTGTACAGCAGGAAGAAACCGACACGCCCAAGTGATTAACCAACAAAAAGAAACAGAATATGTCAGAAACATTAGGTGCAAAGAAAGAGGTAACGGCAACCATCAAGATAGACTGGCTGCTGTACGACATCATGAACGAGACCTTCTTGCGTGGTCGTACAATTCAGAATAAAGAGAACCACAAGGAGGTGGCGAGCATGTTTGCCTCGGAAGACGAGGAGAACCGCGAGAAGATACTGCGCTCCATCAAAAAAGGCTTTTCCGAAGTGAAGACTGAACTTGCCGAATATCTGGACGAGGACGGCACCTCGACCGACAACAGCCACTATGACGGCAGCGACGACCTGTCGCTGACACTCCAGATGCCGAGCAACTTCAACGAGGCCGCCACGACAGGCGTAGGCGAAGCCATACACGACTATCTGAAGAACACCGCCATTGCGGAGTGGTACATGGTGACCAACAAGGCAGACGCGGAGCAGTATGTGGCACTGGCGCAGAAGAGCCTTGTGAGCATACAGCAAGCCGTGAGCAAGCGGAGCCGCCCGAAACGTCCCACAGAATAAAGAAACATGACCTATGAGTTGCTGTGTGGAGAATGAGGGCAGCACGCTGAAAGTGACACTCACATTCAAGCGTGACCAACTGCTCTATGACATCAAGAACTATGCCTATGTGGAGAGCCATGTTATGCCGCCCGAGACGGAACACGCCAAGCACATGGTTGCAGATGTGGGCGAGGAAGGCAATGTAGACCGCGTGACAAGAGTGCTGGACTTGGGCGTGTCGATGTGTCGTGAACTGCTCTATCCGTGGGCGAAGAAAGACATCGTGAACACGGAGCTGGACGACACGCTAAAGGAGCAACAGCAATACGTTATCGTGATGAACGTGCCGACCACCATGTCGCAGACAACGCTCACGCTTGTGGAAAGGCTTATACATGAATACTTGGTGTGCCGAGGTGTGGCCGACTGGTTGAGCATCACCAATCCGCAGAAGAGCGAGACGTGGCTTGCCAAGGCTGCTGAGGCCGAGACGGAGATACGAACCGCCATTCATTCGCGAATGGAGCGGACACGGATAAGGCAACACTTCTTGGACTGAGGGGTGTTGTACAGAAAGACAAGAGCCGAGGTGCATCACGCATCCCGGCTCTTTTCGTTACCTAAAAAAACAATCTTAACCTAAAAACTAATGAACCTAATAATATCTTTTGACCATAATGGGCTTGCTTGGCTCATTGGGCTTTATTTCATCGTGGTTGGTTGTTCTGCCGCGGTGTGAACTGTACGGATGCCCCAAAGATATTCTCATTGGCACCCAAAGATGCGACACCTGCAATGCGGAAATATTTGTATGGCGAGCCACGGAACCCCCGCAGGTAGTGGTCTTTGGAAGACCATACCAAATGCCAAGATTGCAAATCGCGCGAGCCGTAGAGAGCCGTAGCCACATTGCCCTTGCGGAAGAAACCACGCTGAATGATGCAGTCGATGGTTTTGAGGACGTTGGCCGCTTCGAGTTTGAGAGGGCGCGTAGTATAGAGGCACTTGACAGATTCGGCCTTTGGCACAGAGAAGTTGAGGACGGCATTGTTTGCGTCCACCGCCAACGCATCGGGATAGGAGTTGAGGTGTGAGGAAAGGCGAGAGAATATCATGCCCCATTGCTGCGTCTTGAGAGAATAGACATAAGCGTAGGTGACGCTTTGCGCATAGACGATGACGCGCTGATGCACATAGTCGTAAATCATCTGACACTTCTTTAGGAACTCCGTGAACGGCAGTGTGGGCAAGCACTTGTCGGTGGCTGGCTCATGGCCGAGCATGGCGTGCAGTTTGGTGAAACCCGGCAACTGCGTAGCGTCAAAGGGATATTCGGAATTTATAGCCTCGGATATGCACTGCGTCTGCGAGCCGCTGATGAGCATGATGCCCCGGTCGGTTGGGAAGAGGACGGCAGAGTCGAGTTGTGTGATGCCATCGGGATTGATGCAGACATCGCGCGTGATGGGTTGGCGAGCGGAGTAAGTGCCTGTGCTTGACACCTCCAACGCCCATACGCCCTCGGTGGTGAAAGCGTAGAGAGGGAACTGGCCGAACTGACCTTGCGAGAGAGCCTTGGCTGCGGAACAGATGCCCTTTATCTCGCCTGTACCAACGGTGTTGATGCCGAGAAGAGGGAAATAGAAAGGGTTGTTGACTTCGGAGGTGTAGATTTTGTTGGGTACGTCAATCATACGGTCGACAATATTTGATACCGTTGGAACAGAACCTTTCTGTTCGGGATTGTCCCAACCGCCAAAATAGAATGAACCATTAAGGAAACCATGCTGTTCAAGTTGCACCTCGTATGGCATACCCCAAACGAACCACTTAACAATAACAGCCTTGTAAGCATTGACATTCGGATAGAATATGAACAGCATTGGAGCATCATAGTTGCCCATTTGATATGCATCCCCTCTTACAATAATATCCCTGCCGTCCTGCTTGATGTAAATGTATACAGAATAGGCAGCTTTGTCGTCAAAGTATGTAGGGGTAATGTGGTCATCATTCCAATTGTCGACATATCCATCTGTATAACAAAATACAGATGCCGCATTGTAGCCAGCAAACAACATTTTCTTCATGTTCGCAATGTTGAGGCGTGAGTTGTAGGCAAACGCATAGCGAGGAATGAGCGTGTCGTGGCTGTCATAATCGTCAGTCATAACCTCGCGAGTTACCAATGACTGAAGATAATCCTCTTCGATGTTGAGCAATGTGCGTGTGGTGGTGAGTGCCTCAATCTTTATGCTTTCGAGCAGGTAAAACTGCGATGTAGATTTGATGTCCTCCTTAACAGCATCAACCGACCTACGCGGCAAAATCAAACGCCCGGCAGGATAAGTGAGGTTTGTAGGGTCGAAAGTGAACGCATAAAGTTTGTTGAACGTATGCTTTTGATAGCGCAATGGATATGTAGTGGTAGATGCTGCTTGATTGGTATGCTTGCACACACAATAAGAGTCAATGTCGGATGATTGTGCAAACCGTTCACACTTTCCGTTCTGGTCGTAGGTGTAGATAGGCTTAGAACAAAAAATATCAACGGAGCGCACAATGTCTTTCCAATTGGAGAGATTGTCTATGTAGGACTGTTCAATAACCGCATAATCCAACTTATGCACCATGCCGACAACACGCATCGTAGCATCTTTGTAAGACCCCTTACCCTTGATATGGTTCCAAAAAACCTGTGGTGAGAGGTCGGAAGATGCAATCATTAGAATGGGTGCGGAGTGCATAGTCAGTGTGCCGTCATACAGGCGATAGGCATAACGGACAAAGAACGGATAGATGAACCGTCCCTTATTGGTGCTCTCCTCTGCAATGAACTTATTGACCTTGGCCAATACTTGGTCTGTTATCTTAGTCTTGTTGTCGTCAGAAAACTCTTTCCAAATGTCGCCCTCGCTGATGCCGTTGAAACTGATAGAGAACTCGTCTGTGCGGACTAATTCTCCCTGCAAACCAAATGACAGCGGACATTCTGGAATATGCGAGCCAAGATACAGGTAGCCTGTGGAGCCGCCTTTCCACAGGTAGTATTGCATACCATTCCCGGTAAGAAAAATTAGCGTATTGCCAACTGATGTAATCTTTATGCAACTGAAAACAATGCCAATAGAGACAATCGTATCTGGCTTTCCTTTGTCGAACCAACTATAAGCGTTGCCATTGGCCACTATGTAATGTGTGAAACTTGACGTCTCGTGAATGTACACGCAACTGCCTGTTTCGGCAGCAAACTGTACCTCAACAGACGGAGGCAGGACTGGCTGCAAAGCACCATCTTCGGGCAGCAGGTTGATGGACACGGCAAGAGAGCCGTCGGAACATTCGTAGTCGGACGGCACGGCAGAGAAGCCACTGTATTTGATTTCTTGGTTCATAACGGCATTTTGTAGATTATGGGCAGATACACTTCGCCATTCCTTGTTTCCTCCTTTCCAACCATGAATGAGGCACGCTGCTCACGTATCTTGCAGTTATCGAGCATGAGCCGACAGAGCATTACGGAGTTGGCGCAATAGTTGCGTGAGCCTTTCTTCGTGGGGTAACATTGGGCGATGTGGCGACCGATGGCATTCTCATGTCGGGATGCCAGCAAGTAACACTCGCCAAGGTGAAAGGCGATGTTTATGCTGTCGCCCGGACGGAGCGAGAGGAGACGCACCACCCTTGCCGTGATGAATATGCGTCCATTGCGGCAGAATGTGATGTCGGGGCGGCGTGTACGTTCCAAAAGTTTTATCATGTTTGCGTCCATTATCTTCTGCTTTTTCCCATAAGGGGTATTACGTTGTAAGTTTTGAAACGGTCAACGAGACGGCCGAAACCGTCATTGCGCTTGAACCGCTTTTGAAGTTCGTTGTTGTCGAGGTTGGTGGTGAGGTGGGCAAACTTGCCGTACTGCGTCCAAATCTCGTTGCGAGCGTGCAGGAACTCATCGGTGAGGAGACCTGTGTCCATGCCGAAGAAAGTGCGGTCTTGTATGCCGATGTCGTTGAGGCACACGTTCTGTGGGTTGCACTTGAAACCACGGCACTCCTCCTCGTTGTAGGTGAAACGGTCGAGGTTGTTGTGAATGGTGTAGTAATTGACCATCTGCGTGACCGACAAGTTCCAGAAGAAACGAGGGTTGTTGGTGCGCTGGAGATACTCGCTGAAGATTTGCATGAGGAGCGTCTTGCCCACACCGACACCGCCCTGTATGAGGATGCTCTTGTGCAGCTTGTAGCCACGACCGGGAAAGACCTCCTCTGCCAAAGGGCAGTTGTTGAAGTAGTAGAGCAGGAAACGCAGCACATCACGGTTGTTGTCGTCAACGATGAACTTGCGCCTTTGCGGAGCAAGCACAATGTTGTTGGCAATGTGCATGACGAATGCGCTGTGTGCTGAATACACATCGGGGTCGGCAAGGTTGTAGGCTTGCTTACGCACTTTCTCCGCCTCCTCGCGAAACCGCAGGGCAGCATCGTGGAGCGACAGCCATGTGAGAGCACTCTTGCGATTGTTGCGGCACGCCTGCAAGATGCAAGCGTCCCAATCGGCATCGCCAGTAGGACGTTTGCCGAACTTTGCAAGTTCGGTGACGAGAGTTTGGGGATATGGTCTATTGTTCATAACTCATACAGATTAGATGTCCTGACCACCAAAGCCCCCATTGAACTCATACGAGGGAGGCGGCAGCTCCGCATCGCTGTCATGCTCGACAGGCGCGTAAGCCTTGCGCATCCATGAGCAGAAATGACGCTTGGCATCGTTGATGTCGGAATGAGACTTGCCGTCATTCTCGCATTTGCAATGATTGTGGAAAGCGTCAAGACGCTTGGCAAGTTCATCGGCATCGAGGTGGAACTGCATACACACAGGCTCATTCCATGTGCGGTCGGCTTTCATCTGGTCAATCTCCTGCTCAAGGGAGAGCGAATAATCAGACGGAGGCGTAGGGGCTTCGCCCTTAGACTTGGCAGACGAGGCAGTCTTGCCTTTCTTGGGAGGACGACCGCCAAGCTTGCCGAACTTCTTGCCATTCTCTTTGCGTGCGATGCTCGCATCAATGTTAGGCTTGACGAGAATGAACACCCCCTGCGCGATGTCGGAAAGTCCTTTCGGCTCTTTGCCGTCAAGCGCATACTCAACGATAGCCGGGTAAACCTCGGTCTGCACATCGGGTGGCATACGCTTGATTGCCTCAAAGAAACTGCGATAGAAAACAAAACTGTCTCGTGCCATAATCAAACCTCTTTTATGCGGATGCCATGAACGTGGAGCATGAGTTTCCGCTTGATGATATACTCTTTGGTGCGAACGCCCTTGGTGTCCTCGACCACCCTTTGCCCGGTAGCCTTGTCGGTATAGACGAAATCGGCAACGTAGCGGCAGGAACGTTCGAGGAGAACGCGAGTTGTGCGTCCCTTGAAGTCCTTGCCACACTCGCCATACTGGGCAGGTATCAACTCGTAGGACACCTGCTCCCGCAGGTCGGAGATAAGTCCGGCACGCTCCATGAGGCGGAGCTGGGCAGCGCGGTAGTGCTCTTTCTTTGAGGCATGACCGCCCACACGCTCATTGCCGTACTTATTCCGACCTTGGAAAGCAAATGAAGAAAACTTAGCCATTGTCGCTTGTATTAACCTTGTAGCGGAACAAATCCATAATCTTAGTCTCGTCAAGCGTGGCAATCTCGTAGTCCATCATAGAGCCTTTCATGTGCTCGACAACACAGATGTGGGCATTGTTGATGTCTGTAGCGCGGACGATGAAGTGAACCGCCTGTTTCTTCTCCTTGCCCGACTTCTCGTCAATGCTGATGAAGTTCAACTTTGCCTTGAACCACTTGTCGGCAGTTGACAAGCCCTCTACAATCTCGGAGTAGTTGGTGCGCTTGATTGTTACCACATCGAAGTCGCCAGATATGTACGGCTCCATTTCCTTTGTGATGCGTCCCTCTGCCTCGGCAAACGAGAGTGCATCAACAAGGTACAACTCTGTGACTTTCTTAGTCATGCCGTTTTCCATAGTCCGTTTGTAGCGGATACCACATTCATAGAGTGTCATACGGTAGCCTCCTTTCCTGCTTCAGCGTTGAGAGACTTGACCAAATCCTTGCTCACACGGAACTTTAAAGACTTATGGGCAGGGATAACGACAGGCTTGCCAGTCTTGAAGTTGCGTGCGGTACGCTCTGCCACCTCGGTGGGCTGGAAAGTGCCGAAGCCACGAATGATTACAGGCTCACCCTTGGCGAGTGTCTCCTTGATGACACGGAGAATGCCATCAACGGCTTGGAATGTCGTAGAGAGGTGGAGTTTCTCGGAAACCGCAACCTCCTTTGCCAATTCATTTTTTGTCATGATTGAGTTTTGATTTTAATTTGTTTGTTAATTGAGTTATCATGTGAGCGCGGCACTTGCATTTCTGCATAGGCAGCGCATCGTAAATCTTCGCAGCCTCATCGAGGTAGGAAATGACCTTTTGCAGGTCGGTCTTGCAGAGGTCAGCCATCGTCATGCGGATTAAGGAATAGACTTGCGAGTTCATCGAAGTACATTTCATCTTGTGGAATGTCATCATCGGTAGCCATTATCTGATTGGCGATGGACTTCTTTTTGTGAATGATGGCATAGAGCGTGCGGTCGATAGTGCCACGTCCAAGCAGGTAGTAGCACGTTACGTTGTCCTTTTGTCCGATACGATGGGCGCGGTCTTCGCACTGGCAGCAGTCGGCATAGGTCCATGGGAATTCCACGAAAGCCACGTTGGAAGAAGCCGTGAGCGTAAGCCCCACGCCAGCCGCCTTGATGGAACAGATGATGAGTTGTGCCTTGCCCGACTGGAAAGCATCGACAGCCGCCTGTTTCATCATCATGGAGTCGCGCCCGGTGACGGAGACAGCCTTGGGGAACGCTTTCTTTATCTCGTCCACAATCTCGTGTAGGGAGCAGAAGAGAATGAGCGGTTTGCCGTTGGCGAGGAACGTGCGCGTGAAGTCGATGGCCTGTTTTACCTTGCCCTTGGCAGAGAGTGAGCGCAATGTCATGAACTTGACCAGAGCCTCCATACGCATCTTCCTGCGAATGTCGAGGTCGTCACACTCGGTGTATTGGCGCAGGTATTCGGCAAGATCATGCTCGGCAAGCATATACTCGTCACGGTTGGAAATGTCCACTATGAGGTCGGTGCGCGTCTTGTCGGGCAGTTGGGTGAGCACCTTTGCCTTTTCGCGGCGTATCATGCAGCGCGAGTAGAGTTCGGCAGAGAGCCTTTCGAGGTTGCGCGGAGCGTCCTCTTCTTCCTTGTTGCGTCTTTCCTTGGTAATCTCGCCACCGCCATACTCGGCAAGGAACTTGGCACGACCACCAAATTCGGGCAACCGTCCCATGATGGAGAGCTGCGCGATGAGGTCGGCAGGACGATTGACCACTGGTGTACCAGAGAGGAGTATGCGGTACTCCTTACCCTCGGCAATGCCACGCGCAAAGATTGTCTGCTGTGCGGACGGGTCTTTCACACGGTGGCTCTCGTCAATGATGATGGACTTGAACAACTTGATGTCGGGTGTGAAAACCACATCTTTGAGGCGGAAGCCACCACGCGAGCCACCCTTGATGTCCCACACGAAATACTTGCGCAGACTTTCGTAATTGACAATCGCCACCTGCTGCATACCCATTTTGAGCAGGTACGGCCATGTGGTCAGCACGGAGTTGTCGAGCACAAGGGCGTGCTTGTCGGTGAACTTCTCAAACTCACGCTGCCAGTTGATTTTGAGCGAGGACGGGCAGATAACCAAGCAGGGGTAAGCGTTGGCGCAATCCACAACACCGATGCTTTGAAGCGTCTTGCCAAGCCCCGGCTCGTCACCAATGAGGAAACGATGCCAGCGCAGTCCGGCAAGAATGCCCTCCTTTTGATAGTCGTAGGGTTCGACACGCAGATGATGTTGGAGTGTCTCAGCCATACGCATTGAGTTTGTGGGTTGATAATGTTATGTCGTAACCCTGTCGAAAGGCTTGCTTGCGCAGGTCGGTGCAGTTCAAATGGCAGTGGCGAGCCTCCTTTGTCTGCGCCCCCATACCAGAGGACGAGCGCACACCATTCTTCATGCCGCCACAGGTGTAGCCGTATTGTCCCGACCATACGGCAAACGGACACATACGTCTGAGGCGTTTAAGGAGAGTGACCTGTGCGGTTTGTGATAATATCTTGCTCATAACTTTGTTCTGTTTTTGTTATACGAGATTGAAAGCCCAATACTGGAAAGCGAGTTCTTCGTACTTCTCGCGTCCTCGGTTGTAGATGTCGTCACCACGCTCAATGAACTTCTTGAATATGCGGCAGTTCTTCTTGCTGATGGCATAGATGAAGTCGCGGTCGGAATGTGCGATGTCCATGTACCATGCGCGTGACCTGTCCCAATCGAAGAAATCGACAGCGTTGTCAAACTCCGCTTGCGTTGAGGCGAACGTGGTCTTTAGGTCGCCACCGAAATGGCAGGACGGAAGCCACCAGTCCCACTTGCAGCGCGTGTCGAGCGTGAAACGAAAACCGCCATTCTCAAACTCCTGCGCCTTGTTGACCATGAACCGCTGTGTGTCGGACAACTCCAGCACCTTTGCAAGGAAAGGGTCTCTGTGAGCCTCGGCACGGAGCGCACGCTGCATTTCGCGAGCGTGAAGAAACTCCTCTTCGGAACATTGCTCACCGTCAATCGTCATGTGGAGGAAGTCCACGCGCGAGGGTTCGGTGATGATAGCGTCCACAATAGAGCCGAAGCGGAAAGCCGCCTCACGGTCGCCATACTGCATGTGAGGGTGGAGCTGGTTCTTCAGTTCAGTAAGGTCAGAGTTGCTGACCTCACTGCGCTGATAGTATTCGTCCGGGTTGATGATAGCCTTAGTCTTCGTCATAGTCATCGTAGTCGGGTTCATATTCCACTTCGCCCTCACCATCGCACACCTCGCAGGTTTCCTTTTCACCCTTGATGAAGTGCATACGCTTGGCAATGGCTTCTTCTTCCGTTTCGGGAAGCAGCTCCCATGTTTCTTCGGTACATTCCGTTTCGCGGTCAGCCTCGAAATCGTAGGCGTGCCAGTGATAGCCCTTGCCGCCACAAGCCGCACACTCAATCATTGTAGGCTCACGCTCATTCCACGGTGCGCGAGGGTCGTACTCCGCGCCAGCCGGGTAATATCCGCTTTCGTACATAATCGTTTACTTTGCTTTTACCTCTTCCTCGTAGGAAACTGATGTTGAACTGATAAATTCGGGGTGGTCTTTGTCGTTGGCGACTTTCTCGCAGTAGGTAATTTGCTTTTTGAACACCTTGGCAAGGTCTTCGACAGACATAAACTGCCCCTCCTTAGACCACCACAGGGATACGGCAGCGAGAACGCCCTGCGCGTCATGGAACACGAGACGCTTCTTGACGGAAGTCTTGGGCTGATACCCGGCTGGGTTAACGATGGCCTGTTGTCCGAAAAGGTTGCCGACCTCGGAAGCCTCCTGCTGCATCTTCTTCTTTGCTGCCTCCTCTTCCTCCTTGCGCTTGCGCTCCTCCTCAACACGCTTTGCCTCGGCAGCTTCACGCGCCTTTAGTTCAGACTCCATGCGTGCCTTTTCTTCGGCATTGGCTTTTTCCATGCGCTCCAATTCGGCTTTCTTTGAGGGCAGCGCATCGGTGATGGTGTCGCGGTAGTCGCCCACCTCGAACTGGTACTGCTTGGCAAACTGCTCCATGAGTTTGAGGGCGATTGATGTGCGTACCTCGCGGAGTTTGTCTTGCATGTCGGCAAGTTCGGCAGGTATGCGTACATTGCAGGGTGTCTTGGTAGCCCAGTCTTGCGGAAGCGTGACGGAGAACTGCTTGATAGCCTTGCACTGCTCCTCGTAGTTGTCGAGCGTGATGTTGCTGTTGAGGTCGGTGAGGTTGTTGATGGCAGTTGCGGTGTAGGCGTTGAACGACCGCTTGTAGTCGTCCTCCACGTCAGCCTTGTAGGTATTGAACGCCTGTTCACGCTGTTGGCGCAGCAGTTCAGCCCTGCGCTTGCGCTCCTCTTCCTCACGTTTCTTGGCTGCATAGGCATTGCGAGCCTGTTGTATCTGGTAGGGAATGGAGGCTGTCTTGGTGGGGTCGATGGCATTCTCCATGCCTGTGAACTCGGAACGTATCTGGTCGAAGAGTTTTGTGATGGCCGAGCGGTTTGTGTTCATCTTCTTCACCGTGTTGCGAGCCTTGTTGATGTAGGTGGCGCACTGCATATCCAGTTCGTCATTCATGCCCTGCTCCTTGATTTGTGCAAGGAGTTTCTTGCCATAGTCGGTACATTTTTGACATGATGTGGAGTTGCTCTGATAGACTTCGGGCGCGGACTGTGCTATAAGCTGCACGTTTTCCTTGCGCACGATGGTCAATTCGGTATTTGTTGCTTGTTCACTCATAGTTGTGTGGTTGTTAGAGGTTAGAATGTGTCGTCATCGTCAGTTGCGGCAGGATCAACGGTCACGCCAGCCGATGTGTTCTGTGCTGGGGCGAAAGACTGCTCTTGCGGTTTGTCGGTGATAATCTCGCCAGTGGCAGTGTCAACCTTTTCGCCATTGTCAGTGATGCCGTAGATTTCGTCTGTGATTTCGGTCTCGTCAACCTGCTGTGACTCCAGCTGCGTGGCACGACCGACACGCGCCTTGGGATAGGTCTTGAAAGCGTGCTTGATGCACTTGGCAACAAGAAAGCCGGGGTCAATCTGTCCGCCCTGCGCTGTGTAAAGGGCGTTGGGCTTGCCTTGTACCCATTGCTTGGTCTGATAGTCGTACTTGGTATTCTGACGAGCGGAGTAATTGGAGAGACGTGCCCAGTCCTCGGGAAGCATGACGGCATAATCGGCAGAGCCGTCAGCGCGTGTAATCTTCATGAAGCAAGCCACGATGCGGCCCGACTGGTGAGGGAGACGGCAGGTGTAGTTGACAAACTTCTGACCGTTGCGCTCGCCAAACTCAAAGCCGTCCTCCTCGTACACGATGACAGGGTTATCGGCATGGCGTATCTGACCGCAGCGTGCGCGAAGCACCAACTCGCCATAACCAGAGACGGTGAGGACACATTGCGTTTCGTAGCGGTTCTTCTTCTGTCCACGCTCGTCAACGTAGGAGTCCACGGCAATGGAACGTGCGAGGAGGTAGGCTTGCGCCTTGGTGCCGGGGTCGAGGGTGAGACCGCTGATAGCCACATCGAGGAATGACGTGAAGAGTGAGAAGTGGTTGCACTTCTTGCGGATGTCCTCTTTCTCGGAAAGCAGACGGTTGAAGTTGCGTGACTCCTTTTCGTAGGCTGCTTCGCCCGACACGCCAGTGGATGGTGTCCACATGGCTTCGTAGATTTGGATGAACTTGTCGCGCACGTTGTCTTGACGCACGATTTCTGAGGGCTGCAATGCGTTGAGCTGCTCGATTGTAATTCCTATTTTACTCATATTTGTTGAAATTAGAATGTGATTAAAATTTTATTCAGTTTGTTGGAGGAGCAGGGGTCGAACCAGCATAACCGATTGCCGTGTGGCATTCCTCCAATGCTATTTGAAATAGTCCTGTTGTGTCCTTTGCAGCAGTCGGAGGTCTGCCGTCTTGTATTCGATTTTGCCCGGACGCTTGTATGGTGTCACCTTGCCCTGCTTGCGCCAACGCTCCACATTTCCACGCCCGAACATTTCAAAGGCTTTGTTCTGACTGATGAATTCGGGGTCGTTGGCATCTTGTTTGAGCAGATGCACAACCCTTGCGGCTACATCATCGAGGAATGTTGAGTACTTGACGCACATGTCAGAGAAGTTGAGCAAGTCCATCACTCATCACACCATTTGTCAATGGCTTGCAGCCATTCGTCTTTTTCGCTCCATCGAATAGCGAGATAGAGCATGAACGCAATCATGAAGATGGCAAACAACTTGTCGAAAAGGAAGTGGAGAATGAACGGGAGGATTTCTTCGTCCTGTTCCTCACCGAGGAGGAAGAGTACGCCAACACTGCCCATGAGGGCGAGAATGGCGATGCGGAGGATTGAAATTGCTTTTTTCATTTCTTTTCTGATTTTATAGGGGTTGAACATGGAGGTTCTTTTGTGTACTCAACGTAGCGGTTGAGCAGGGTGCAGTAACAGCCGTTAAGGGCATTGTAGGACTGCTTGCAGGATTTGCAGAACTGGTTGGGCATGGCTTAGTAGCTTTGCGTGATACCGAGTTTTGCAAATGCCTCTTCTTCGGACACGGAGCCGCGCCAAGCATCGAGATAGTCGTTTATGGCTTGCTCGTTGTTGCGGTCGGTCTGTTCGTTATAGCCGAAGTCCTTGCAGAATGCCGACCAACTGATGCGGTCGAGTTCATCGTTAGACAATTGGGTTGTGGTGTTGCAGCTGATGAGGCTTGCAAGGAGGAGTGCGGAGGTGATGATTGATTTTCTCATTGTAGTGTAAGCGTTATAAAATTCTTGTTGCTGTGATTGTGCGCTCTTCTCGGTTTGTTGAGGTTGAAAACTTCTTGTCCCACTGCAAGCCGAAACTAACACAAATTGATTTGAGGTAGCTTGAACGGCTAACAGGAACGGTCAGTTCTTCGCCAACTGCAAGGTCTGAAAGTTGCCCGAGCAGAGACTTTTTGCGCTGATTTTTAGATGTTTCGTTCATTGTTTCGATATTTATTTATAACTTTATACCGCAAAGGTAATCAAAATAGATTTACCTACATCATAAACGAGTAGGTTTCTGTTTGGATTTAATAATTATTAACTATATAATGATTTATCTAAATCGGAAATGCTTATGAGAATTGAAAGAGTAAATATCGGGTTAGCCATTGAACAAAGGCTAAATGAACTGGGTATGTCTAAGTCGGAGTTCGGCAGAAAAATTGGCATACCGCAACAGAACGTGAACAGAATACTGGATAAATCAAGTATTGATACAGATAAGCTGGTAACAATATGTGAAGCATTGGAGTTTAACTTCTTCCATGAGTACACAGATGATTTGTCGGGTACATCAACAGCGGTTTCTTTATCTGGTAGCAATAATCAAGTTAATGGGCATGGAGCGCACGACAACATCAATGGTGATGTGAGTGCAGCGATATGGGAAGAGCGCGTAAAGGCTTTAGAGGCTCTGCTTGCCGAGAAAGAAAG